ATGCCGCGAGGGGCGCCGCGATCGTTCGCGGGGCACCCCCCCAGGGGTCGCTGACCTGCACAAACGCGCTCGATCGGCGCCGCGGGCGTTTGCTGGCTCGACTCCCCTGCATAACCGCAGGTCAGGGCGTGTTTGCTGAGCTCGCTCGCCGGGCGGTTTGCTACCACTCGCGCTCGGTCACGAAAGTGACGCCCGGCCGCCAGCTCGGCGGCTTGTCGCTCTTGTCGCGGTTGCACTTGCGGTGAGCCGCCCCAATGTTGTCGAGGGTGTCAGTGCCACCCAAGGCCAAGGGCGTTATGTGGTCGATCGTGAACGACAGCGGGTCGAGGTGGTCGGCCTGGTAGTCGATTGGCTCGCCGCAAACGTGACAGTCTGGCTCGTCGCGGCGAATGATGCGACGGAACCGATCGCGTCGCGCTGTGTTGCGACCTTCGCTCACCACTCAAACGGCTTGTAAACCGCGCGCTCGGGCGCGGCGTTGCCGTCAGTCTCGACTGGTGCTGTTGACTCGTCAGCAGGCTGCTCAGCGGCCTGCTCGACAGCGTCCTGCTCGACCTGCTCGACAGTGTCAGCGTCGAATGCGTCACGCGGGGTGCGAGTAGCCATGCGGGGGTACTCCTAGAACTTGAGGGGCCAGTGGGGCAGGCGGTCGAGTAGGGCCTGCACGATGTGCTCCCCCAGCCCCGGCAGGGTACGCAGGGCCTTGATCGCCTCGTCGTCGAGGGCCGACAGGTCGGGCAGGTGCGCCAGGATGCGGTCGGCCACCGCGGCAGCGACGTCGGGCAGCTTCTCAGCGAGCCGGGTCACGATGATGTCGGCCAGCTCGGGCAGCACCTCGACGAGCTTCTCGGCGACGGCCTTCGCGATCACCGGGGCCACCGCGGCAGCGACGCCGGTCAGGATCTTCTGCAGCATGTCGCTCCTCTCAGTCCCACTCGGGGCGATCGACGCCCAGCCACCAGTCGGGCGGGTAGTTGTGTATGCCGCCGCCGAGGCGCTCGACCGGGGTCGGATGCGCTGCGGCCTTGCGTTTGCGGGTCACCAGCCACGCAGCAAGGGCCGCAACGAGAATCGTTAGCGGCACTATTGCCAGTGTCAGGGCCTCGACGGCGGTCACATGAGCGACGCTAGGGCGCACGGTGTGCTCGGCGCCTGCGTGCATGCGCGGTGCTTAGCGGCAGCGGTAGCGGCGGGCGCAGGGGCAAGGGTGGCCGTCGACGGGGCATGGCTCGTCGAGCTGCTCCTGCCCGGTCTGGCGTTCGCGGTGTCGGTTGCGGTGCGGCTGCGCGGCGTTCGACCGGCGCAGTTCGAGGCGGCGCCGCAGGCGCTCGCCGGTCACCGGCCGAATCCGAAATCGGCCTCGCTCCACGGCACCTCGCCGTCGGCGCTCAGCGGGTCGGGGTCGCGCTCGAAGTTGTGCGAGGCGCCGCCGCCGACGAGCTGGCAGGGCTCGGGGTCGTCGTCCTCGTCGAGGTCGTCGAGGGCCAGGGCGTCGACGTCGAGCACCAGGCCGCGGCCGACGTGCAGGCTCAGCACCTCGGTGCCGAGGATCGCCAGGCGTACGTGCATACCGGCGCCCCCCGTCGTGAAAGTCAGACGCGCCCTGGCATGTTCGGCCGGGCGCGTGTGGGCAGCCTCGCGCGGGTTGCGCGCTGTTTTGGGCACAGTTGTGCTGCTGCAATCGGGAGTCTAAATTGCGCGACGCGCTCTGCGCTTGCGTGCATGCCGCGTGCACAGCAAACGAAAACGCCCCCGGCCGCTATCGGCTCGGGGGCGCTTCGCGCTGGCGTTCAGATCAGCTTTGCGTGCTTCCGCATGATCGTGACCATGCCCTCGACGTCGACGCCCTCGACGTTCTCAAGGGCGACCCAATCGAGCGTCTTGCGCTGCAGGAACCCGATCTTGACGTTGTACAGGTCGGCCGCGGTGAGGTCGATCGTGCAGCGCATGATCCGGCCGCGGGTCTGGCCGGGCAGCGCCAGCTTGACCTGAAACGCGACGGCGTCGAGGTAACGCTCGACCTTGTGCGCGCCCAGGCGCATCAGGGTACCGACACCGATCTGGTCGAGAATGGTCTGCGCGACGCGGTCCTCGGCGGTGAAGTTCGACATTGTAGGCTCCTATCCCCTCGTGCTGTTGATACCTCAACAGTACACCGCGGCCTGTTGAGGTGTCAACACAAAGCGCCCCCCGAGCCACCGCGGGCTCAGGGGTGCCTCGTGCTCGCCGGTCAGGCGGCCAGCGTCAGCCAGTTGCCGACGACCTCGCGGGCCGGGGTCGGCTCGACGTCGTCCTCGCTGGCGTACGCCGAGGCGACGATCTGCCGCCCGACGTACAGCTCGGCGGTGTCGAGGCCGCCGTCGGCGTCGAGCGCCACGTACGCGGTCACGTTGCCGCGGGCGGCCTGAATGAAGTCGGGGCGCATCGCGTTGACGGCCCAGCCGTTCTCGACGGCCTTCACGATCACCTCGGTGCGCACGTCGGCCACCTCCTCGATCCGGTAGGCGCCGTAAGTCCAGGTGACGCGCGGGTCGTCGTTGCCGTCCCGGTCGCGCAGGATGAACTCGCCGGTGGCGTTGTCGCCGGTCACACGGCAGTTCTGCGTAACGGCGATCGTGACCAGGCGCTCGCGGGCCTCGGCGATCGTGTCGTGCTCGGTAACCTCGGTGCGGCCGTACATTTGAACGATCATCTTGTACATTTTGGGCTCCTATCCCGTCGTGCTGTTGATACCTCAACACTACACCGCGGGGTGTTGAGGTGTCAACACAAACGCCCCGAGTCCTCGCGGGCCTCAGGGCGTTTGCTGACTTTTCGGCGACGCGCAGCTCAGCGCACAAATCGGCTGCTCGCCGGCATTTTGCTACGGGTCGAACTCCTCGTCGTACATCGGCAGGAACTCGCTCGCCGGGCGCGGCAGGCCGCGGGCGAGGCTCTCGTCGAACTGCGCCAGCAGCCACCGCAGGTAACGCGCATGGGCCTCGCTCGGGGCCTCGACGAGGCGCTGCTCGATCTTCCGGCGTTGCTTCGGCACGTTCATGCCGGGCTGCACGCTCAGCACTGCTCGACCGCTCCGACGTCGACCCACTCGGGGCCAAGCTCGCCGACCGGCTCGTAAATCGGGGCCGCCAGCGGCAGCACTGCCAGGCCACCGCCCGGCAGCGGGCGCACCTCGGCGAGGCCGTAATCGGGGTGAGCCTGCTCGGGCTGCGACGTCCAGCCCCATTGCGACACGTCGACGCCGGGCGGGCGCACCGGCCGAAACCAAGTGCGCCCGTTGCCGTCTGTGCGTGCCGGGTACTGCTCGGCGACGTTCACGCGCCCACCTCCGCATCCGCCTGCGCAGCGTGCGCAGTGTGGTGCTCAAGGATGCGCACCACGGTGCTGTACCCGACGCTCAGCTTGCGCGCGATCATGCTCGGGGCCGTGCCCTCGGCGTGCTCGGCGAGCACCTGGGCGACCTTCACGCGGTCGATGCGCGTCACCCCGGCGTCGAGCAGCCGCTCGGCCGCCTCGACCGGCAGATCCGTTGCGGGCTCAGCAACGTCGACGGCCGCCGCCTGCGCGACCGCCTGCGCGCTGGTGTGCACCGACACGTGTACAGGCGCGACGGGTGACAGCGGGTGCGCGTCGAGGTGCTCGACTTCGTACGCCTGCGCGCCGCGAGCCTGCCCGGTGAGCGCCAGCAGCGCAACCGTCGAGCCGGTGATGCTCAGGTCGATTGCCAGCGGCCACAGCCACGCGATCGACGGCCGCATGCCCGCGTGCACGATCGCCAGCTCACGCAGCGCCTCGAAGCTGAGCACGAACGCGCACACCGCAAGCGCGACAACGATCGTCAGGGCGGCGCGGTAGGCGGCGCCGACGATCCGGCTGCGCACCAGGGCGTGCACGCCGTGCGTCGCGCCGAGCAGCACGACCGGCGGGACGATGGCCGCCGCCGCGGCGATCAGCGGCGAGCTGGCTGCGCCGAGCACCGCGTGCGTGACGTTCCCGAGGATTGAGGCGGCCGTGGCGGCGATCAGCCAGGCCCAAAAGAACCGCGTGGCGGCCTCCTGGGGCGACGATTCCGAGGTGGTGGTGTGGTTGGACATTGCAGGGGCTCCTATCCCGTTGTGGTGGTTGTGAGGTGGGTTAGCGGCGGGCTTTTGGGTCGGCGAGGCGGGCGTCGATGCACGCCTGGCACGTGACCTCGGCGCGGTGCTTCGGCCACCGCGTGTCGGCCCAGGACTGGTCGAAAATCGTTGCGTCGGCGCCGCACAACGTCTGCGACAGCGGGTCGACGTAACCCTCGATGAACTGCACGCGGTGCTGGTGGCTGTACCACTGGTTGCCCAGGCTGCGCCCGGCCCGCTTGCGAATGTGGTTGCCCTTGGCGCGCTCGGCGGCCAGGTGCTCCTGATACTCGCGCTCGCGCGCCGCCTCGATTTCGTCGAGGCGGGCGGCGAACTCTGCGTCGGTCATCATCAGAACAGCCCGAGCTGCTGGCCGCGGCCGACCGGGCGCGACACGATCGTGCGGGTCACCTCGGCCGCCGCCGCCGGTGCGGGCACCTTGCGGGCCTGCGCCTGCGCGACCGCGCGGGCCTCGGTGGCGCGCTGCGCGCGGGTCTGCCACGTGATCGGCGAGCCACCGCGGGCGCAGCGGCAGCGCCACCCGTCGAGGCGCTTCGGGGCGCGGTAGCGGGTGAACTGCTTGCCGTGCCCGCACGTGCCGATCCACGGCGCCGACTCGTCGAAGTGCTCGAAGCACCGTTTGCCGTTGCCGCCCAGCTCGCGGTGCTTCGCGGCCCACACGGCGTCGTGCCCATGCCTGCCGCCGACCAGCGCGTGCGCAAGCTCGTGCGTAATCGTCATCATGGTGTCGTCGTAGGACCGCTGCGCCATAAGCGGTTTCGACAGGCTGATCTGCCGGGTGCGGTAGCTGCACTGCCCGGCGCGGCGTCGCGCGTTGTCGAACGTGACAGACCAGCCGGTCAGGCCGTGCTCGCGCAGCAGGTCGGTCGCGATTCTGCGGGCCTGCGCCGGTGTCATGTGGTTGGTCATCTCGTGGGCTCCTATCCCGTTGCGATTGTTTCGATTACCTGCCCGAGGCCCGCTAGTCGCGGGCCATGTGGGCGAGGTTCTGCGGCGAGAACCGCAGCGTGCGACCCGATCGGTCGAGCTTCACCGACACGCGAGTGCGGCCGACGAGCACGACCTCGCCGTAACGGTCGCCCTGCATGAACTGCGGGGTGATCGGGTGAACCGCGACCCGCTGGCCGACGGCGAACTCAACAGCCGACTCGCCGTAAACGTGGGTGTTGTGCATGAGGCCCTCCTCGGGCTCGGGGCGGGGCCGGTTGCCCCGCGCTTGCGGTGTCGGTGTTGAGCTGTCAACAGTTAAGCATGCGTGGTGTTGACCTGTCAACACGAAAACGCCGCAAGCGTTGCAGCCTGCGGCGTTTCGCGTTTCGTGGTGGTCAGTCGTCGGTCAGCTCGGGCAGATCGTTCAAGTCGCCCGGCACCTGGCCGAGGCCCACCACAATGCCGACACCGGCGGCCACCTGAGCCCCGAGGGCGACCACCAGGGCCACCGCGGTGCCCGCTATCCACTTGCGCATCGTTTGTGTCTCCTCGCTTGAATCAGGCCGCGTTGCGGCGGGTTTTGTTGATGCGGTGAACCGTGCGAATCCGCTCGGGGTAAAACGAGCGCCACGCCTCATGCCCGGCCGGGCCGCCAATGAAGTCGAGCACCAGGCGGCCCGCGCTCGTCGTCGTCGCCCGCATGTAGCGGAACCGGCCGCGCTCGCCGCGGATCGACACCTCGGTGCCCGGCTCAAGCGTGCGGCCGTGCACGACGACCTCGGGCTGCGCCGCAGGTGGGGGCGCCGCAACCGTCCTGGTGCGCTTCACTTCTCGATCCGATCGTGCACCGGCAGCGAGCTAACGCAGCGCGGGCCGTCGAACACCTTCTCGATCAGCTCGCCGAACCGCGAGTCGCTCGACCCGGCCAGGTTGCCGCCGTGCATCGTCCACTCGCCCGCCTGCTTGGCGTCCAGCGGCACGAGGTGCGGCAGGGCGCCGGGCAGGTTCGAGCGCACCATGACGACCGCCGGGGCGTCGTCGGCAGGCTCGAACACCTGCGACATGCGCGGCAGCGGCTTGAGGGCGCCACTGTGAGGGTCGGCGTAGCCGATCAGCGTCACGACGTCGGCCTTACTGGTCACGCCGCCGTTGGTGCAGTCGCCGAGCGAGCTGCGGAACACCTGAACTCGCAAACCTGCTGTGATTTCGGTCATTTCGTGGGCTCCTATCCCGAGTGTTGATTGGTCAACACCGGCGACGTTACCCGCGCACTGTTGAGCTGTCAACACGCTGCGCCCACCGTGTCGCGCTTGGCCTCGGCCGCGGGCGACGCCTTGCGTGGGCGGCCCCGCTTGCCCTTCCCAGCGGCCCGCTGCGCCGCCTGCTCGGCCTCCCACGTGTCAATGGCCGACACGACGTCGCTGTAGGCGTAGAGCGGCTGAGAGCCCTCCTGCTGCAGCATGTTCCGACGCCCGTCGCGCTGCAGATACATGCGAGCCGGGACACGGCGCACCAACACATAGAACGACGACCGCGGCACCTCACGCCCGAGCCACCGCAGCAGCCGGAACATGTCGGCGGCCGTCTTGGGCTCGTCGTCGACCCGCTCAAGCGCGGTGCGCTGCAGATCCTCGACGACGCTCGGCGTCTTGCACCGCGGGCAGTTCACCGTCGACTCGCCCCGCTCGACATACAGGCCCACAGCGCACGCCTCGCCCTTGCGCGGGCCGTCGGCGAACACGCTCGGGCACGTGCCGACGTACTGCAGATCGGGCGGCAGGTCGATCGCCCGCTCGGCCGCGGCGCGCAGCCGCAGCAGCTCGCGCAGGATCTCCGCGGCGTCGTCGCGGGCCATCAGCCGCGGGACATTGTCGGCCATCATCGCGGCCTGCGCAGCGGCGGGCAGGCGCCACAGCGCGCCCTCGGACCACTTGTGCAGGCGCCGCAGAATGTCGCGCAGCAGCTCGGCCGCTTTCGCGTTCAACGGCAGGCCCGGCCGCTCGCCCTGACCGGACACCTTCGGCGCCAGGCGGCCGATCTTCGCCTCGCCGTACGCCGACTCCTGCAGCCGGTCGATCAGCCACGCGAGGCCCGGCTCCTCGGCCGTGCCGACGAGCTGGCGGCGGATCGCCTTGCCGCACGGCCAGCACACCGTCAGCTCGCTGCGGCCCTTGCAGTTCGCGCACTCACGCATGGTCGAAAACGCTCCTAACCTGGCTCCACGGCGCAGGCCCGGCGAGCTTGCGCATGTCCTTGTCGTAAACCGTCACGATCGGCTCGGGCGGCCGGGCGCAGCTAACCGCCGGCAAAAACTCGAGCGCGTCGCCTGAGCTGCACGGATCGGCCGCGGCCGGGTCTTGCTGGCAAACGTCCGAAAGCCACAGATGCCCGCCCGACGGGGTCGGCGTGGCGATCCATTCCAGCCGCGTCCAGCCCATCGACTCCGACCACGCCACGATCGGCCGCGGGTCGAACGGGCCGGGCAACACCCGATCCTCTTGCCGGTGCCTGCTCACGCGACCACCTCCGAGCGCCGCGCCTCGAAATGCGTCACCTCGTACACCGCGGCGTCGACGACCTGGCCGCCGAACACCGGCCCAGGACGGCCCTCGACGCGCTCGGCGACCTGCTCCTCGGTCAGGTCTGACTTGATCAGCAGCTCGATGCGGTAGTGCCTCACAGCACCGCCTCGGCGGCAGCGGCGATCGCGGCCTGAGCCGCGGCCTGAGCCTTCGCGAGCGCCTCGTCGCCCCAGCCCGGCGACGCGATACGGATATGCGCGCCCGGCGGCTGCGTCAGCTCGGCCAGCACCTTGCGGCAGTGCAAATCGACGACCTGGCTGTCGTCGATCCACACGACGTCGGTCAGCCCGTCGAGGATCGCGCGGGCCAGCTTGTCGAGGTCGGGCCGCTTCACGGCGGGCGGCGTGCTGCGCTTCGGCGCCCCGGCCGGGCGAGGCATAACGAACGTCACCGACGCGGCGATCGAGAACTCTTTGGCGAGCACCGGCAGCCCCTCGGCCAGGATCGCCGAGGCCGCGGCCAGGGCCACACGCTCGCGCCACGGCCCGACGGCGTCGCTCGACTCCTTGAGGATCGCCTTGCCCGTCTTAGAGAAGCCCTTGAAGTCTTTCGAGCCCTGCGGCGCCGGGCGGCCCGGCACGAACAGACGCAACTGCCGTGAGCCGTTACGGTCACCCGTCACGCGGGCGTGCAGCGCCTCGCGCAGCGCCTCGTGCGCGTCGGCGGGCAGCATCGCGAGCACAGCGTCAGCCGCGGCGAGCTTCGCCTCGTCGACCACCGGGTCGTCGGTTGTCATGGGCACCTGTCTCCTATCCAGTTGCGTGCGGTGTCGGGGCCTCGCCGGTGCGCGCGAGGTAATCGAGAGACACGGCGAGCCACCGCGCGGCGCGGTGTTTGCTGCAGGCCAGGGGTATGACGGTATGACGGCACTTTTGCACTACGGGTTACACCCAGCACTGCCGCGCAGCATTTCCGCAGGTCACCAAACACAAAAGCGTTGATGTTAGTTTCAATGTTGCGAGAGTCCGTCATATCCGTCATATCCGTCACTACCTGCGAAAACACGTCGATACGTCCGTCACTCATCCGTCATTGCACTGTCACCGGGGTGACGGTAGTTGTGACGGTAGGGTGAGGTGCTGTCACCGTTTGCTGGCAGCCGGTCGACGTGAACCGTCAGCTTCGCCATGCGGGCCTTCGCCGTGCGGCGGCGGGCGACCTGATTCCCGCTCAGCTCGCGCCCGAACTTGGCCGTATCGACGAGCGGCTCACCGTGCGCGATGGCCCACGCGATATAGCACTGGTGCACCGCCCCGACCTCGGCCTCGCCCTCGCCGATCGTGCAGCACTCGTCGAGGAAGCGGGCGACGCCGGTCCTGGTGTCGTCCTGGTACTGCGCGGTAGCCGCCAACACGCTCGCGGGCTCCCGCATGCCGCCGTCGAGCACCTGGCGGGCGCCGTCGGCGATCCACGCCAGGATCGCGTCGCCCTCCTCGGCGACTAGCTGGTGCGCCAGTCCCTCGACCCGCTCGCGCTCGGGCACTATGTGCTCGAACGGGATCAGCCGGAACCGCCGAAAGAATGAGGTGCCGCCAGCCTTCACATCGGGCTGGTGGTTGCCCATTAGGAACAAGGTGTGCGACGGGACGAAATCAAAGAAGTCTTGCCGCATGAACCGCCCCGACAGGACGTCGCCGCCGGTCAGCAGCTTGACCTTGGCCTCGTCGAACTTGCTGTCGGCGTTGACCTCCGAGCACACGACCAGCCGGGCGCCGTGCAGGCGAGCTATCTCCGTTTCGTGCCGCTCCCGGCCCGCGAGCAGGAAATTGCCCGGCGCTGTGATCGCGTAGTCGCCCAGCACCGCGCTGAGCACGTCCATGAGCACGCTCTTGCCGTTGGACCCGGCGCCGAACAGGAACGGCAACACGTGGTGCGTCACCTCGCCGATCGCCGCGTACCCGGCCAGCCGTTGCACGTACTCGACCATCGACTTGTCGCCGCCGAACGTGCGGTGCAGGAACGCCCACCACCGCGGCGCCGCGCCGTCGCGCTCGTACCCGGCGCCCGTCACCCTGGTGTGCCAGCCCTCGGGGCGGTGCGGGGTCAGCTCGCCCGTCTTGAGGTTGACGACACCGCTCGGGGTGTTCAGCGCGTACGGGTCGGCGTCAAGGTCGGCCAGGCTCACGCGCATGCCGGGGCGGCACTTGGCGAGCGCGACCATGTTGTCGAGCGACCGGCGCTGCAGGCTGCGCATTTTGTGCTGGCCCCCGGCCTTGTCGCCGTCCTCGACCTTGATCGACTGCACGACCTCGATCGCCGCCATGATCGCCTCGCCGCCGTCGGGGCTCGGCTGCCACCGCGTGCCTTTCCACACCAGCCACTTGCCCGACTCGGGGCACCAGCGCAGCCGATCCGAGCACGCCCTGACGAGCAGGTCGGCGTTGCCGGTATCGGTCGGCGTGACGTTAGCTGTCGACTCGCGGATTATCTCGCTGAGCTGCACAGTTGCGGTATTGCCGGCGGTTTGCTCGGGCTGCATGGGGGCGAGGGTCACCGGGCGGGGCTCGGCCTTCTCCCACAGGTGCAGGTGCGCGCCAATCTCGCTCGCCAGCTCGGCGTCGGTCATGCGGGCCGCGTGATCGGTCGCCCAGGCGAATGCGTTGGGGATCTCCCACGGCGGGATCGCCCGGTTGGTCGCGGCGCACTCGGCCTTGAACCGCTCGGTGACGACCTTGCGGGCCTGCTCGAACTGCTCCTCAGTCAGGCAGCCGTTGCGCAGCCCGCACATGATCCGCACGGCCTGCGTCACCAGCCAGTTGTGCCGCTCGGTGATCTGCTCGTCGCGCCACGCCTTGATCGTCGGGGCGAAATAGTCGCACGTAGCTGCGGCGTGTTCCCAGGTGTCGGGTTTCGACACAACCTCGCCCATCGCGGTGCGCCGGTCGCCGTCCTGCTCGCGCACGCCCGCCTCGTTGAGGCGCTCGGTCAGCTCCTCGATCGACAGCGGGCCACCGCCGCCACGTTCACACGTGACGAGCACCGGCTCACCCTTGCGGTTGTACGAGCCGGGCACCCGCAGCACGCGCGCCAGGTCGTACACGCCGCGGTCGATCTTGGCGCCCTGGCGCTCGGCGACCATCACGGCCAGGCGGCCCCACCGCTTGAGCACCGCGGCGGCCTCCGCGCGCAGCTCCTCGCTGGCGGCCTGCATCGTCGGGTCGTCGGCGTCGGCGGCACACGGCACGAGCTGGCCGTCCTCAATCTCCCAATACGGCTGCAGGCCGTGCCCGCTCATCACGACCGCCGTCGGCCGCTGGCCGACCAGGATGCTCAGCTCGTCGATGATCTGCCAGGCGTGCGCCAGGTCGCGGCACGCGCCCGGCTTGACGTCGAGGTCGCACCACACCGCGGCCAGCCGGGTGACGTCCTCGGCCGTGCCCCGGCCGCCTTCGTCGGCGCCGCGACGCCGGGTCGGGTTGACGCCGAACCACAGGTCGCAGTCGTCGACGTACCGCAGCGCCTTAGCTTGGGCGCGGTCGTCGAACTCGATCACGTTCGCCATGAAGTTGTGGCCGGGCACCTGGTGGCAGAGCGACAGGTGCTCGCCCTCCATGTAGCCGAGCGAGTCGAGCAGCTCCGTGAAATTCATTCTGTCCCTATCGGGTTGGGCCTGGTGCGACATTGGGGCGGGGGCAGTCAGGGCGGCGTCAGGGCCGCGCCGGTGACCTCGGGTAGCTCGAACAGCGACTCGTGCTGCGCCTCGGTCGCCCGGCGCTCGGCCTCACGCTCGGCGTCGGCCTTGCATTTCGCGCGGTGGCGCTTCACGCACGCCTGGCACATGGCGATGAGGTTGCGCTCGTCGAGGTTTCGCTCGTCGCCGTCGAGGGGGCGCACGGTCAGCGTCACGACCTTGTCGCCGCCATGCACCGCGGAGTTGCCGTGCTTATTCGGGCAGCGGTAGTGCACGCCGCCGAAACGGTGCGACCGGCCGCACTCGCCCTGACACTCGCAGCGGCCGTCGGCGCGCTGCCACTTGATCCGGTCGTGCAGCGCCAGCAGCTCGCGGCTCACGATCGCCCCTCGATCGCGTCGACAGCGGCCTCGGCGATCGCGTGGGTGTCAATGTCGCCGTCGACGCAGTCGACCCGGCCGTCGACGCCGATCAGGCACCATGCTTGCGCTTTCAGCTCGGCCTCGATCGCGTCGCGCACCTTGGCGACCAGCTCGCCGTCCATCAGGCCACCGCCCGAGCCGCGATCGCGGCCTTGATTAGGTCGCCGCGGAAATCCGACCACATTGTGTCGGTGAGCGCGTCGCGCACGATCGGCGCCGTCTTGTGCCCTTTGGCCTTGAAATCGGCTGCGAGCGCGGGATCTTGGTCGAGGCGCACCTCGGTGTACTCGACGCCCGCCTTGTCGAGGGCGCGCTTGGTCAGGTTGCACTTGTGGCACTCAGGTCCGGTCGTGTAAACGGTGATCATGTTCTCGGGGCTCCTATCCCTGGTGATGAAACGGGCCGGTGACGGTCCCAAAACCACGCCACCGGCCCGCCTCGAAATGCGGTGTGCTACTTGACCATGCCGAGCTTCTGCAGCGCCTCGAACGCCTCGGGGGTCACGCCCTCGGGCAGGTCGCTGCTCGGTGCCGGGCCACCGGCGGTCGCCAGCGCAGCGGCGCTCGGCTTGATGTACTTGGCGCTGTACAGCTTCGGCGCTGTCAGGCCGGGCCGGGCCGGTTCGCCGTCGCCGACGTAGGTCACGTGCAGCTCGCCGCCGACGTCGAGGCCCTTGGCCCCGGCCGCGATCACGGCCTGCTGCACGGCTTTCCGCATTTCGCCCTTGACGAACAGGCGGCGCTTGCCGTCGTCGTCCTCGATCGAGGGGTCGCGCAGATCGGTCTGCACGGTCACGACGAGCTGCATGCGGGGGCTGCCGTCGTCCCAGGTCAGCGGCTTGTTGTCCATGTTGGTCTGCTGCTGCTGCGAGGGCTCGACGACGATCGGGCCGCCGACGGTGTCGCCGTGGGCCTTGAACTTGCCCGACGCCGGGCCGCCGCCTGCGAGGAATCCGTACGAATCGTTGCTCATGTGTTCCTGTGTTTCCTTCGTGATCATTTGCGCCCGTTGTGGATTCCCGCGCGAGCGCCCGCGGGGCTCTAGGTGCCGTCGTAGAACTGCGGGTAATCGTCGTGCGCGACCTCGCGCTCGTACTCGATCGCCGCAATGCGCGCCTCGCAACGACCGCAGTCGTCGCCGGGGCAGTTGTGGTGAGGCACGCTGCTATGTCTATGCGCCTAGATGTATTCAGCGATAACGGTCATGCCGAGTGCTCACTGTTGAGCGTTCAACATGCCCAAAGCCTGCGCAATCAGGCCGCTGGCCTCGTTGCGCTTGCGCACCGCGTCGGCGAGCTGGTCGTCGATAATCTCGCGCTGCGTCGTCAGCAGCCCGATCTGCCGCTGCTGCACGCGCTGCGTCGCCTTCGCGATCGCGAGCTGCTGCTCCCACGCCATGCGCGACACCGGGTCGAGGCTCATGCCGCCACCTCGGCGATCCACTCGTCGGCCTCGCTGGTGCGCAGCGCGAACAGGCCGTCGAGGTCAGGCTCGCGTGCCATGATCAGCCGGGCGTAAAACGCCCTGTGATCGTTGTTGAGCTTGTACTCGGGGTCGCTTGTGCGCATGGCGATTTCCCACCGCGCCCGCTCGTACAGGTTCGCGATACCGAGCTTGCGGCGCCCGGTCACCTCGACCCACTCGCGCGCCAGGCGCACGAGCACCTCGTACACCTCGGGGTTATCGGCGTGGAACTTCTCGAATTTGGCCGCCGCGGTGATCACAGCACGCCCTCGCCGTTGTCGGCCGGGGGCTTGCCGTCGTCGAGCAGCTTGCCCAGCTCGCCGAGGTCGAACTCGACGGCCTCGCCCGGCGCCGGTACCCGCTCCCACTGCCCGACCGCGGGGGCCTGGTCGAGCTGCACGCGAATGTCGCGCACCGACCAGTACACGCCCTCGGCGCGGAACCTGTGCTTTTGACCGCTACGGTCGTGCACCTCGATGAAGTAGACGAGCGCGAACGGCCCGACCGCGACGTGGTCAACCGTGAGTAAGCACGAGTCGTCGACCGGCCGCCACCACGGTGTTTCGTTGTCCTGCATGATGTTTCGCTCCTATCCCTTGGGTTGTTTCGCCAGCTAGCTACTCGCCGGCAATTCGCGTCGCCGCAGATCAGCGGCCACGTTGCGCCATAGCTGGCAAACTCAGCGCCACCAGCCCTTGCCGAGCGGGGGCTCACACTGTTTGAAGATCCGCAACGCAATGCCGCCGGGCAGGTTCGACGTCGGGTGGCGCCCGATCGGCACCATGACGCCGCCGAGGCTGTACAGCGTGTGATTGCCGCCCTCGCGGGCAATCTCGAACCGCATGCCCTTCGCCCTGGCGGCCTTGCTGATCTTGGCGATAACCTCGCTGCGCTTCACTCGACACCGCCGTCGAGGTACCAGTGCGGATTGATGCGCCGGAACTGCAGCGCCAGCGCGGCCTGCGGGCCGAACAGCGCCTCGATCACCGGCACGCTCAGGGTGTCGAGCTTGACTCGAAACGTCATGGTGCGCTTGCTCTGCGCCACCATGACGCCGTCGGCGCTCACTTGCCGCCCTCGCACGCCCACGGCCGCTCGGGATCGGGCCGACTGGTAAAGAACGGGCAGAACACGCAGTCGTGGGCCTTCTTGGGCACCAGCGCCAGCCGCTCGGGGTGGTTGTCGAGGTCGAGGTCGTGCAGCACCAGGATGATGTTGTCGAGCTTGTCGAGGGCCTCGTCGACGACCTTGTCGCTGTACGGCTCAGACCACACGAACGACGACGACAGCGTGCCGCCGCGCGGGATGAACCATATGGCAACACGTTTGACGTCGAAGCCCTCATTGCGGTAGCCGCGGCCATACAGGTGCGCCTGCGTGCGGTACTCGGCGGCCGGGCCGTTGCGCTTGTACTGCTGAAACCTCGACGAGCCGGGGAACTTGAGGTCGATAACCGTGTCGGTCCACGTGTCGTAAAGGTCGCAGGTGCCCGTCAGGCCGCCGCGCACAGTGACGCGGCGCTCGCTCAGCCACCGCCCGATCGGGGCGCCGTCGCCGCGATCCGTTGCGGTGCACGGCTTGCTGCGGTCGCGCAGCCAGGCGTCGACGATCTGGTCGTTGTCGTGCTCGACCGCTGTCTCGAACTTGGCGTGCCCGGCGGTGCCGAGCCACGCGGGCAGCGGGTCGCCCTCGGGGTTGACGCGGTCAAGTTCAAGCATCGTCGAGGCGAGCCGCCGGGCGCAGGGGTGCCCGACCTCGCTCGGCCCGATCGCGCGCTGCTGCGACCGCGGGTGCTGCGCCCAGGCGCGCTTGAGCACGCCCTTGAGGTCGCCGAGCAGCTTGCCGTCGAATGTTGCCGCCCTCGGCTTGTCGCGCGGGTCGGCGTCGTCCGACAGGCCCAGGAACGATGACGATGCACTCATGCGGCTAGCTCCTCGACGAGTTTCACTGCGGCGGCGATTACCTCGGCAGTGCGGTGCGGGTGCACCATGATCCAGTTGTGGTGACCGGGCAGCGTGATGAGCAGCCCGTCGGCGACGATCGCGGCTTGAACGCCGTTGTAGTAGCGGGTAATCCGGTCGTCCCTGCAGTGAATGACGGTCACCGGCACCTTTTGGCGGCGCAGCGCCGCCAGCATGGCAACCGTCGGCGGCTTGGGGCTCTTGGTCGCCATCGCGACGTTGAAAATGCCCGATACCGACAGCGGGGCGCCGCCGCCCGACAGGTGCCGCAGATAGCGCAGCCCGCGGCGGGGGCTCGTCCACGGCACGTCGGCGCGGTCGACGACCGCGCCGACGAGCGCGCCAGGCGCCTTGACCGCCACGCGGGCCGACACGTTCAGCTCGTCGAAATCGTCGCCCACGGCGGCGTTTATGAGCACCGCCTGCTGCACGCGCTCGGGGTGCCGGGCCGCCAGCTCGGTGACCATGCGCCCGCCCAGCGAGTGCCCAACCATCACGGCCCGGCCGACGTCGAGCACGTCGAGGGCGCGCACGGCGAGGTCGACCATGTCGGCGAACGAATGCCCGCTCGCCAGGCCGTCAGTGTCGCCGTGCCCGGCCATATCCATTGCGTACACGCGGAACCCGCGCCGGATCAGCCGCAGCATGATCGGGGCGTACAGCCTGCGGTTGGCGGTGAAACCGTGAAACAGCACCAGCGGGGTGCCGCTGTCGCCGCCGGTTGTGACGCCGACGCGGTGCCCGTCGGCGAGCACAATCGTCTGCTGCTTGAGGGCGGTCACAGCGCCGCCGCCGGGATCTCACGCAGGATCGTGAAGCACGTCGCGGTGGCGTGCGCGTCGGCCAGCGCCGAGTGCCGGTCGCTGACGGTGACGCCCAGGCGCTCGCAGACGGCGTCGAGGCCGGGCAGCTCGACCGGGTCGAGATTCAGCTTGCCCGCGGTGAACGCGGCCAGGTCGGCGAGCCGGTGATGCCACTCGGGGGCGCCGTCGGGCATCGCGGCGGCCAGCAGCCGCGAGTCGAACGCCGGGTTACTGCCGCCGAATGTGTTGCCCGCCAGCATGTTCGCCAGCTTCCAATAGGCGGCGTCGGTGCTGTCGGGGCTCAGCCTGCGCTGCCATATGCCGCGCTCGTAGTAGCGGTTCATCTGCATTGCCATCGGCTGCGCCTGGGCGAGCTGCTCGCGCGTCACGAACGGCACGAAATGCAGCTCGGCGCCGGTGTCGATGTTGACCGCGGCGACCTCCAAAATCGCTGCGCCGTCATGCAGGCCCGTCGTTTCGCAGTCGACGACGACCAATTGCCTTGTCACAGTGCTACCTCCGAGATTGTCAGGAAAAAGATCAGGGCCGCCATAATCCACAGCCCGGCGTAAACCATTGCGAGAGCGCCCTTCATGCGACGACCTCGATTACGCCGAGGCGCCACAGCAGCGCGTACAGGTGGCAGATCGGGGCGGTGAGCATCCGGCCGACCGCCTCGTCGGGGCTCACTCGACGACCTCGAACCGCGTCGACTCGGACATGCTCATGCACTCGGCGTGCGCCTCGGGGTGCAGGCTCTTGAGCAGCTTTTGATCGAGGCGGTTGCTCTTGATCCGCTTGCGGCGCACCACGACCTCGCCGTCGATCGTGCCCTCGTCGTCGCCGCCGAGGGCCTCCTCGACCGCGGCCTTCGCGGCGTCCTCAATTTCCTTGAGCTTCGCCTTTTCGGCCTTGACGTACCGCAGCAGGTCGACGTGCCCCTTGACGCTCGAAATATCAGACACCGCTAGCCCTTTCGTTGGTTGTGTTGGCGGGGTACGAGAGCATCGCGCCGACGGCGCCGAGGCACAGCTCGGGGCTGCATGCGCTGTGTTCGCAAACGGGGTGCGCGTAGATGTTGCGGGCGATTTCGTCCAGCTCGGTCAGCGGCAGGCCGTCGTCGCCGTACGGCCCCCACACGTGCCCGCTCAGCCACCGCCCGCGGTCGAGGTCGGCCAGTGCCCGCCCGGCCGCCTCGGCGGGCTCCTCGGGGCCGTAGGCGATCGCTGTGTCGACCAGCTCGGCCAGGGCGCCGAGGTAGTCCATCGCGGCGTCGTGCTCCTGGCGGGCCAGGTTGTCGCGCAACACGTCTGCGTCGGCCCACCACGGCCGCTTGCTGTCACTCACGCGGTCACCTCGCGGACTGCGCGCTCGTCCAACGTCTTTAGCCGGGTGTCGAACTCGGGGTGAATCTCGACGAACTCGGCCAGCGTGAACGCATGCCAGGCGACGGCGATCAGGTGCGGCGAGCCTGTCTCGGCGTCAATCTCCTCGCCCGCCCACCACTGCCACAGGTGCCGATTCAGTGCGGCGAACGATAGGCGCCAGTCGTACCCGCGGCGCCAGTTGTCGTCGGCGTACTTGCGGGCGCCGCGGCCGTAGTGCTCGGCCAGCATGCGCAGCGGCTCGGCCGGTATCCGGTCGTACCGTTCGCGCGTCAGCCCGCCCTCGCTGGTGTCGTGCGGCCACGGCTTAGGCGGCATGACGTTGTCCTCGACGAGCCGGAATGCGTGCCAGGCCACCGCGATTAGGTGCTCGTACTCGGTTGTCGGCTGGACGTCCTCGCCCATCCAGAACCGCCACAGGTGCGCGTTCAGCTCAGAGAACGAACCCGGCTTGCCGACGGGCACCAGGCCCGCGTAAATCGCGAGCTTGCGCAGCGGCACGGCCGGGATCAGGTCGTACCGTTCGAGATTGCCCGCCTTGGTGCCGCCGGTCGGTGACACGTTCATCGTTTCGTTTGCGCTCACGGCAGCAGCCCCTCAATGTTCGGGTAGTAGAAGATGCGCAGCCCCAACGCCTTTGCGACGTAGTGCTCAAGCGAGGCCCCGCGGCTGTCCTCCCAACCGCTGAGCATCACGACGGTGCTGCACTTGACCAGCTCGGCCAGGTCGCGCCGCATGTACCAGGCCCACGGCGTGTTTTTCGTCGGGCTCGTGCAGCTCGTTGGGCGAGATAACGGTGTGCCCGAGGCTGCGCAGGTAGGCGGCCATGCCGGTGAATGCCGCCTCGTTCCACCGCGGGTAACCCGTCATCGGCCCGGCGATATACACGACGTCGTCGAGCGGGTCGACGGGCAGCCCGAGGATCGCGGCGCCGCAGCGGCGGGCGTACTCGTAGGCCGCATCCGCCGCCATGTCGACGATCCACTTCGGCAGGCCCGGCTGCGTTTGCTGCGCAGGAATGCCGGCGAGTGCGTCGTCGCTGGTCGCGCCGTTTCCGTTGTCGCCGTTGGGTTTGCCGACCTCGACCACGTCGACGTCGATCGGCTGCGACGGGTCGGCCGCGGGCAGCGCGGGCTGCTCGGGCAGCCACGTGTACGCGCGCACCGTGACGCCCGACTCGGCGATCAGCCGGTCGAGCGCCCCGAGGGCCTGCAGCATGCTCTCGGGCCGCCGCGGTGGCACGCAGGCGTTCGCGAACACGCAGGCGTGTGCCCACAGGTGCGGGTCGACCCAGGCGTCAGGGTCGCCCGCCTCGGTGGCGCTCGTTTCGTCGTACGTCATGCCGACGCCCCTTTGCGAATCCGCCTGCGCTCCTGGGCGCTTAGGCCGCCCCACACGCCGACCAGGTGCGGGTCGCGCAGCGCCAGGGCGCGGCACTCGTCGAGCAGCGGGCAGCGCATGCACATGCGCTTTGCGTCGCGTGTCGACTGCCCTTTGTCGGGGAACCACAGCTCGGGGTCGGTTTGCGCGCAGATCGCCGACGGGTCGCCGCCCATGTGCATGTGCATCACGACGCCACCTCGTCAAGCTCGGGGTCGATCAGGCTCGGGATCTTGCCCAGCGGGATGCCCTGCGCCTCATCGGGTGTCGGCACCAGCCGGGCCAAACCGCTCGCGGCGCCGCCGTTGCCCTTGCCGGGGTGCCGCTTAGACGGGGCCAGCGAGCTAAGCCACTGCGTCACACCGCCGGTCGCCGAGTCGAGGTCGACCATCGCCGCCAGGGCCACGGTGATGCCCTGCAGCGTGTAGGCGTCCATCTGATTGAGGTCGTGCCACACCTCGGCGGGATCTTCGTCGCGCACGCGCTCAGCAAGGCCGAATGCCTTGTCTATCAACGCCTGGCAGCGCCGAATGTGCGGCACCTTGCTGGCGTTGAACTTGATCACGCGATCGCGGGCGCCGACCGCCTCGGCGACTTCGGCCGCCTTGCGCGAGGTGGTGGCGCGCAGCAGCAGGCACAGCCGCACAACGGCCTCGCGCGTGAATGTGCCTGCGGCGGCGTCCCATCCGCCCGCGATCATTTCGTCACGGTGACGGTAAAGCACGTTGTGCAGCGTCGTGCGGGCCTTGATGCCAAGGGCCTTGCACACGTCGTCGGTGTCGGGGATCGGCGGCAGGCCGGGCAGGACGTCGTCGAGCACGTACGTCTTGACGGCCATCGCCGAGCGGGCCTCGCGCTTGCGCTGCGCGATCCGCATGCGGCGGCGATCCTTGGATTCTTGCTCGCGGTTAGTTGGGTCGTAAGTCATTGCGCTAGATGGCTTTCCGGTTGATCTTGCGAGAACGGCGGGCGACGCGGTTACGCTCGCGGCGCTTGGCGCGCACCCGGTGCGGCACGGTGCCCTCGTACATCGGTTTGAACTGCATGGCGTACAGCACGGCCCGCTCGAACGCGGGCACGTAGTCGCGCGGCTCCTCGCCTTGCTGCAGCTCGTCGAAAATCACTAGGTCAGACATGCGGTGATAGCTCCTAAATCCGGTGGCCGGGGCAGGTGTTGTCGTCGAGCTGGCAGTCGGCGCAGTCGGCGACGCGGAACCGCCCCGCCCCGCGGTGCGGGCTGCGCTGAGATTGCTTGAGCTGCGCCAGGTCGACCCGGCGGTACGCGGCCGGGTGGTTGCGCATCGAGTTGACAGCCCGAATCGCCGAGGCCACCGCGCCGTGCGCCGTGAAGCCCTGTGTCATGTGGGTGTCGACGACGTGCGCGGCGAGGTTCAGCTCGGCGTGCGTGAGCGTTATGTCCTTGAGGCTCATAGGGTCAGCGCCCCCGCGGCGAGCCCGAGCAGGATCGACGTCAGGATGAGCAGCGCGAACCCGAGGGCGTCGAGGGCGCGGTTGATGCGCTGCTGCGCCTCGCACGGCCGGGCGTGCACGCAGCGGCAGTCGTCGCACCACGGCGCCGGGGTCGACGCAAACGCCCGCATGGCGCTAGGCACTGCGGGCCGATCTGGCGCTAAACTCTGTGTCGGCATAACAAGTGGCTCCTATCCCTTGGTTGTGTCGGCCAGCCCCCGCCTCGTGCGGGGGTTGTGTCGTTTAGGCGGCGATCAGCCGCAGCGGTCCATGTCGGGCATCGGGTTGTGCAGCCGCCGGTGCTCCTCGCGCCCCCACGCCTTGTCGGCCTCGGCGACGGCCAGGCGGTCGGCCAGCTCGTCGCGCTCGCGCAGCGCGGCGTCGCGCTCGTCGGTGACGACGCGCAGCTCGGCGGTCAGCTCGTCAATCTGTGCCTGCAGGCGGCGGCACTCCTCGATGTGGCGCATGAGTTGCATTGCGTCAGCCCCTAATCCGGCGTTGCGAGGTGGCGGTGAGCGCGAACGGGCGCTCGGCGGCGACAGACTTGCGACCCGACTCGGGGGCGACGCGGAACGATTCGAGAGCGGCCTCTATGTCGGCCTCAGTCATCCGCCAGTGACGACCGACCTTGCGGCCGGGGATGCGACCGGCGCGGATCTGCTCGGTGAGCCACCGCTCGGAGCAGGGGATACGTCGCGCGACGTCGGCGACGGGATAGGTCAGCAAGGCGCCGGTCATAGCAGCACCGTCGCGCCGAATTGCTCAGTTTTCTGCACCGACCGGCGCGGTGCAGTTTTCTGCACTTTCTGGTTTCGGCGCGGTGCGGGCTCGGCGACCAGGTCGAGCAGGGACACCCCTAACTCGCCTGCGACCTGCGCTAACACGTTGGTCGTTGCTACGCCTGACCAGTCGGCGTCGAACGCCGCGTATATCGTGCTCTTGGGCATGCTGACGCGCTTAGCCAGGGCGGTGCGGTCACGAATACCGAGGCGGGCCAGTGTTTTTGAGACTTTGCCGGGATTCCATCGCAGCTCGTGTCGCGGGGCTGTCATGGCTGTCACCATAGCCCACTTGTCCAGAATCTGCACCATTGGGCGCGACTTATTGCACGCGCGAACGATTAGCGTTTCTCATAATCGCTGCTCAAGCCTATTGTTTAGTCCAGAAACCTAGACTAAAGTGACACGCCATACGGGCGATTTCGGACCCGCCCCTAATAGACAGGACACCCAGGTGCCAGACGACGACACCGCCAAGAGCCTTGCCGCAGTGCTTGGCTACTTAGTGGGTAGACCGCTCAAGCTGCGCGAGATATTAGAGGCGCTGCAAATGTCAAAATCGCGGTACTACCTGCAGGACCGGAGACATTAACCCAGGCAACGCGATTCAGGCGCGCGTCGCGTTCGACGTGCCGCCCGGCACCGAGGCAACCGAGCTGATCCTGCACGACTCGATGTTCTCGGGCGGCGCCCACCTGGCGCTCGGGGGTGCGTCGTGATCGGATTCAAAACAGCCGCAACACTCGCCGTCGCCGGTGCCATCGGCGCCGGTGCCGTGCTGGCCGCCGCCCCGGCGCACGCTCGGCCCGATCCTGACCTCGGCCCCAACTGCGACACGGTGCTGTGGGGATTCCTGGGCAGCCAGCGGCGCACGATCTGCGACGGCCCGGTGCAGCCCGACGGGAGCTGGGAGCGCAAGCGCAGCGTGTGGACACCGGCGCACCAGGTGCCGACGCGCACGAGCTGCTATGGGCGCAGCTATGTCTCGTGCACCACGTACGGCGGTTATTTCGTCGACATGAAGATCAACGACCGCGAGCAGTACACGGTCACGCCCGACACGGTGCTGCCCGACGAGCCGGGTCACCTGCCCGGCTGAGCGCCCCGCAGGCGCACGAAAACGCCCCCGCCGGTGCGACCGGGTCGGGGGCGTTTCTCGTTGGCTCTCAGGCGCTCTCGCGCTTGTGCTTGCGCAGGTTGCCGTGCGTCGTGATGTGGCCGACGTACCCGCACTCGCGGCACGGCGCGTACCGGCCGCGGCGGCGGTCCATGTCGGGGCGCCCGTTGCACTTGTCGGGGTCGACGTTGCCGACGGTCCACTCGACCGGCGCCGACGGGAAGCACTTGGTGCACAGCAGGGCGCCGTGCTCGGCCACCGCCTCGGCCTCGGTTTCACCCGACAGCTCGGGCAGCCACACGATCATGGTCGTGATGCGCAGCGAGCTGCAGGCGGTCGACTCGTGAATGTGGCCGCCGGGCACCAGGAAAAAGCGCCGCCAGCCCTGGTAATGCGCGTCGTCCCAGGCGCGGGCCGCGGCGTTGGCCTCGCGGTACTCGACGACCGCGGCGTCGTACCGGGCGACGGCCTCGGCGGCGCGCTCGACGTCGGCGTACCGGCTCGGCGACTGCTCCTTGCCCGAGGCGATCGCGCGGGCCTGGTCGAGGGTGGCCTCGGTGCGGCCACGGTCGAAGCTCAGGCCCTTGCGGCGGTACCCGCCGTTGAGGTACTGCATGCTCGCCCCGGCGGCCGTCAGGGCGCGCTCGTGGGCGGTGTCGACGGCGGCGCTGGCGGCCTGGGCGATACCGACCAGTCGGGCGTACTCGCGGTCGCTCGCCTTGGCCTCGGCCTTAGTCCATGTCGCTGTGGTCATTTTGGGCTCCTATCCCGTAGTGCTGTTGATGCCTCAACAGTACACCGCGGGCTGTTGACCCGTCAACACGAAAGCGCCCTCGCCGACGAATCGACAGGGGCGCCTCGTGTAGCAGATTGCTACGGGCCGGGCGGGTGACGCTAGTCCTCGATCGGCATGCGGTGCACGCCGTAGCTGATCGTCATGCCGTCGGCGTCCAGCTCGCCCGCGTAGCTGCCGTCGTCGGCCTGGGCGCCGCCGAGCGCCTCGACCTCGGCCACGTCGACGTCGACGTCGGCGAGGCGTTCGAGCAGCCGGTTACTCGCGCCGTCGCGCGTGCGGTGCACCGACTGATACCCGACATAGTCGCCCGGCTCCGGCCCCTCGGCCTCGAAGTCGAGCACCCACACCTCGTCGCTCATGCCCGGTCGACCTTGCCGTTCCACTTGCGCACGGTCAGCCGGTCGACGCCCATCTCGCGGGCCGTGCCCTGCTCGCTGGCGCCGTTCTCGATCGCGAGGATAGCGACCGCGCGGGCCGCTGCGGCGGCCTCCTCCTGCGCCCGGCGGGCGAGATCGAGGTCGTCACCGGCGCCGCTGACGGTCAGGTCGCCGAGGATGAAGCGCGCGGCGGCTTTCAGCGCGGCCTGGCGCTCGTGCCCGCGGTCGCCGGGGAACAGGGCGTCGATGCGGGTTGCCATCGCCTCGTACTGCTCGACCTTGTCGGCCGGGATCGTGCGCACCTTGCCGTCGATGCGCACCTGCTTGCCTCGGGCCATGTCGATACCGTCCTCGATCGTCGGGTCGGCGAATGCCGTTGTCATGTCGGGCTCCTATCCGCTGGGGTGTTGATACCCCAACAGCTTAGGCGCAGAACTGTTGGCGCGTCAACAGGCCCTAGAAACGCCGAAACGCCCCCCGGCGTGAGCCGAGGGGCGCTGTTTGCTGACTTCGGACGGGCGCAGCGCATTGCTGCAGCTTAGCGGGTGCGCTCGAGTTTTTGCCGGCGGTTAGCTACACGACACTCAGGCGTGAAACCTCGCCGCCGCGCAGCAGATACGTGAGGGCGCCGCGCCGGGACTCGGCGCCGTGCCGCTCGCGGTACCAGTCCGACCCGCAGTCGAACGTCGGCGAGCACACGATCGTCTTGGTGGCGTGCGCTTCCCACGCCGCGGTGTGCCAGTGCCCATGCTGCAGCACGTGCGCAGCGCCGGGCGGCTGGTTGTGCACCGCCTGCTCGCTCCACCACTTGAGGGCCTGCCCTTTGCGCCACTGGTGGCCGTGAATCACGGTCACGACGGTGTCGCCGACCGGCACGGTCATGTGTCCCGACCATGACTCAGGGATGCGCACCTCGACGTGCCCGTACGCGGCGGTGTTGAGCTTGAGGGCGTCGTCGACGGCGATCGCCGCCTCGGTCGCCCAATTGTCGCCGGGCTTGGTGTTCCACTGCCGGTTAGCGTCGTCGTGGTTGCCGCCGACGACGTCGAGCTTGACCTCGGGGGCCGCCGCCAGCTCGTCGATCGTGTACACCATGAGCCGCCGCAGCAGCCGGGTCTGCTCGGCGATCGTTTCCTGCGTCAGCCACGAGTTGCGCCCGCCCTGCGACACGACGCCTTCCAAACAGTCGCCCGGCAGGCTGATCTGCACGCCCGCGATACCGAGGGGTGCCCAGGCGTGCAGTTGAGCCTTGGCGGCCTCGACCGACTGTACGAACCGCTCGACGATCTGCTCGGTCGAGCCGTCGCGGCTGCGCTTGCCGAGCTGCAGGTCGCCGCCCTGAAAGACGAACCAATACGGCGAGCCGAGCTGGCCGGGCTCGATCGTGGGGCGCTTGCGGGCCTCGGCGATCAGCGCCTCAAGGTCGTTGCCGCCCTGGTCGATAGGTTCGACGCGCAGCGAGTACGAGGCGAGCCACTTGGTCGTCAGCTCGCCGAGGATCGGCTTGCCGCGCTCGTCGGTGCCCTCGATCGGGCGGTAAGGCACCTGCCAGTGCTTCTCGCGGTCGATCGCCACGAGCCGGAACCGCTCGGGGTCGCGGCCGACCTGGCGCAGCAGCTCGGCGTACTCGGGCGGCTGGCCGGGCTCCTGCTCGACCGCGCCGGTGTCGATCGTGGCGCCGCGGCTGTCGAACTCGACCGACGGGCGGTACTTCTCGTCGGGCACCGCCGGGGTGCTCAGCCGGTCAGCTAGCGACACGAGGGCCTCCGCGGTGGTGTTGGTTGATGCACTCGGAAAACCGGGGGCGGCTGATATGCAGCGGCCTGTCGGGGTCGGCGCAGCACTCGCGCCAGAGCTGCGAGATACTGCCGCCGCCGTTGACCCACGAGTCGAACGCCAGCCGGTCGGTGTCGTCGAGGCCCTCGTACCAGCGGCACACCGCGCAGCCGATCGGGGCTCGTGTCAGCGGCCCGAGGCGGTCAGCGAGGCTCATACAGGCAACCTCGCGGCGGCGGCCGGATCTTCGCGCCACAGCCGCTCGAAAGCGAAGTAATCGAGGTGGTCGGGCAGGTCGCACATCGGGCAGTCAGCCAGGGCGACGTCGGCGCGGTGGTGCCAGCGCGCGTCGTACACAGAGAACGCCGTGAACGCCCGCACCGAGTCTTGCAGCTCTTTGATGTTGAGGGCCTGGTGCTCCGAAATCGCGGCGATCACGGCGACGCGGCTCTCAAGGGCCGCCAGTGCGGCGTTCTCCTCGCGCGACCAGGCATGCCGGGCCGCCTCGACCGCGCGTGTCAGCTCGGCCGGGTCGACCGCAGACTTGCGCCGGTTGCGCTCGCGCCACCACACGCCGAGGGGCAGCAGCTTCGCGACGCGCTCGGATTTCTCGATGAGCTGCCCGGCCACGTAGACGACGAACAGCACCAGGACGACGATGCCGACCCACTGCTGCGGCAGCTTCTCGATCAGCTCAGCCGACATGCTTCCGCCGCCTCGCGAACACCCAATGCAGCAACGCGAGAAGGGCGAAAGTGTATGGGGCGCTGAACCCGTCCGTTGCGTGCGTTGTGATGACGTTATTGACCGCCGACAGGGCCAGCCCGGCGAACAGGAACAGCAGCGCGGCGTACGCCAGGAATGACGGCCACGCGCGATGCTCAGACTCGCCGAGGTGCATCCACAGCTCGCCGAGCAGGCCCAAGATGCCAAACACGGCGAATACGGCGCCCCACACCCACATGGCTGCGGTGCCTTCGGCGGCCAGGCCGATCGCTGGGGGTATGCCGCTCGCCGGGGTCGCGATCCAGCTCGCGCCGCGCACGACGGCGTCGACGAGCAGCGCGAGCTGCACGAAACGCAGCACCCGGTTCTCGACGTAGCGGTACGTCATGGCATCCCCCGCATGCCGTCCAGCTTCGCCGCCGAGGCGTTGTCAGCACGAGCCAGCATGCCCGGCACCGCCCGCAAGGGCGTCATGTCGTCGCGTGCTTGCCTGACGGCTCGTCGTCGTCGGCCTCGCACTCCTCGGGCAGCGCATTCTTAGCCGCAACACCGCCGCCGATCAGAATGGTGATAATCGCGATCCACGGCGTGAGCTGCTCGTCGGTCACCATGCCCAGCCCGATCAGCATTGCGGTAGCCGACGTCAGCACCGGATAGAACCACTTGCGGAACGCATCGGACGAGTTGATATGAGCCAGGGTGTCGTTGAACACAGCCAGCACGACAGCCACGCCGAGCATTGCGACGTTGCGGTCGAGCACGCCCATGCTGACCATCAGCACGGCGATCGCCGGGGCGACGCTGTGAATGAAGCGCCGCACGTCGTCGCGCGAGCGCAGATCCAAAATCGACATCATCGGGGGTTGACTCCTCGGGGTCAGGCCGCGCGAGCGGCGACGGACGCGCCGACCTGGCGCAGGTAGTCGATCGCGTGCTGGAAATACGTCACGCCGGGCGCAGCCTCGCGAATGTGGTACTCGATGTGCGGCGCCGTCGGCGGGTTGGTGGCGATGAACCCGACACCGGACACAATCGCCTTGACCGCCGCCGGAACCTCGGCGAACGGGTTAGCGAGCAGCGCCAGCACCGCCTCGACGAGGCCGCGCTGGTGGTCGGTGAGCGCGCCGCCCTGGACGCCGGGGAGCACCAGGCCGCTCGGCAACTGCAGGCCACCCTTGCCGCCACCGAGCAGGCCACCGCCCAGGCCGCCGAGCAGGCCGCCACCGAGGCCGCCGAGCAGGCCGAGAATGTCGAGCGGGTTGCCGGTGCCGAACATCATGCCGAGAATGTCGCCCTGCACGAGCTGGTAAATGAACGTCATGTCGGCGTTGGCCTTCTCGTCGTTACTGCCCGAGCCGACGGTGTAAATGTCGCCCTTGGCGGCGTAGTCGTGCCACCAGTCGGGCGTATTCACGAGGCACTGCGGGTCGAGGCCGTGCCCGCCGGGGTCGGCGCCGCCGGGGAACGTGTGCCCCTTCTCGCGCATCGGGTTGCCGAACGTGACACCGGCGATCAGCTTGGACTTGAACCGCTGCAGGTCGCCCGACAGGATGCGCCGCATGAGCCGCGACGCGGGCAGCGCGCCCTGCGAGTATCCGATAAGCACGATGTAGTCGAAATCGCGCGCCTTCTCGTCGAGCAGCCGCAGCCCCTCGACCTCGCCGCTCTTGGCGCTGGAACCCATCGGGAATATCGCCGGGATGCCGTTGGGGCCGTAGCACACTGGCTGCCAGTAGAAGATCGACGGGTCGAGCGCACGCGCGACGTCGGCCGGATAGCCGGTCCACATGTCGGCCGAGGTGCCGCTAAACGTCAGCACCATGATGCGCTGCCGCGGCGGCGGCGCCGGGGCCACCGCGCCGAGCCGAACCTGCGTCGCATAGTCAGCTATGCCGGTGACGGGAAGCCCTGCGCGGAACTGAAACTCGACGATCGCGGCCTGCGTGTTCACGTCATAGACGCCGCTGGCCGTCAGCCGCGGGTAACGGTCACGCACCCACTGGTACTTGGCGATCAGCTTTTGCTGTATCACCTTGACCTGCTCCCCCTGCATGCCGAGCTGCCAACCGACCCAGGCCATCAGGCGGCCCCGCCGTCGGTCGCGGCGGTCACAACGCACTTGCCGGTGCCGTCGGTGGACAGGGCGCAGCCACCGCCCGAGGTCGAGCCAGCCACCACGCACCCGGCCGCAGACAGCGCACACGCGGCCTTGACCGGCGGCGTGGGCGCCTCGGGGGCGGGCTCGGTCGGGGCGCTCGGCGTGCTCGGCTTGGCCGGTGCCGTTGCGGCGCCCTCGATTTCGGCGAGCACGCGCTTGGCGAGCTTGGCGTCGTACTGCCGGTCGGGATAGCGCGAGTCACCCTCGGCGCTGGCGACCTCGCGCAGCAGGGCGAGGTGCGTCGGGTCGCCCAGGCGCGCAAGCTCAATCGTGTACTGCGCGTGATTGAGGCCGTCGGTGTTGAGCCCGAACCCGGCGACAGTTTCGCTCGGCCCCTCGCCAAGGTGGCGGAACGGGCTGCGGCTGACGAACCGCCGGTCGGCCAGGACGCGCAGCAGGTTCAGCACCTCGCGCTGCTCGTCGGCTGATAGTGCGGCCATGAAATCGTCCTCTCCGTTTGGTTGATGGGCGTCGATGCGCCGCTGTACGTCGGCGCGAAAGATGTTCATGTCGATGGCGCCTGGATCCCATTTGCCTTGCTTGCGCCCGGCCCATTCCTTGTGACTGATCACGTGATCGGCGCGCACGCCGAGGCGGCGGCAGATCGCGGCGCAGCACTTCACATAGGCGTCGTATTGCGCGTCAGGCCAATTCGTCCGGTGCGGTGCGCCGTCATAGGTGCCGCTGTTTTGGGCCTCGATGCCGATAGTGACCGCGTTGGCGTTGTCCTCGGGCAGGCCGGGATAGCTGCCGACGCCCGCATGCCAGGCGATGCCGACACCGCACAGCGTCACAGTTCCGTTGCGCGCCAGGTGAATCTGCGAGCACAGGCCGAGCGACGGGTGAAACGCAATCTCGCTCGACGGGGTGTTATCGCTGCCGGTGTGATGGCACACCACGCCCCACAAGCGGCCCATGTCGCCGTGCCCGCGGTCGAGCCAGCCGGGCAGCTCGACGACGTTCAGCCCCTCGGCGCGCAGCACGTCGGCCAGCCACACCGGGTCGCCGGTCCACGGCCCCGACTGCGGCGGCTTAGGCGCGGGCGCCGGGCCACCGCCCGAGCCCTTCACCTTGTCGTACAGGCGGTTAATGTCGTCCCACCATTGCTTGTACGCCTGCGGGACGCCCGACCGCTGGATCGCCTGCGCCGAGTCGTTCGCCGCCTGGGCGTTGCTCGCGTTGTATCCGGCCGCCTTGAGCCGCGTCATAAACTGCGTCGCGGCGCTGTGCAGGTTCATCTCGGATGCCGTTGTGCCCCACCACAGCTCGCCGTTAGGCCCCTTCTGCTGCTGGAAGTAGCCGACCGAGCGGCCGTCGTTCGATTCCGAGTCGTGCGGGTAGTTGAACGATTCGGGGTCGGCGCGGTTGGCCGGGCACCAGAACCGCCGCTCGAACGGCGGGTCGTTGTCCTTTACGCCGACCTCTTGCGAAATCGTCATGCCCGCAATGACGCAGGCGCCGCGCTTGTCGGGCATGTTCAGCTCGTCGGCGACCCGAATCAGCTCGGCCATCACTTGCTCGCGGGTGAGCAGCGGGTCATCCTGCAGGAACCGGGTGAAACTCATGTGTCGTATCCCTCGTCGTTGTCGTAGCGCCGGTGCGCCAGCACGTCATAGAGCCAGTGCCCGAGGGCGCCGAGCACCACAGCCGCAGACAATGCTGCGAAAATGCCCTCGACGCCGACCATTTCGAGCTAGGTCAGGTCGTAGGTATGTGTCGGCGTGACGTCGATGACACCGTTGCCGGTGAGGGTCGCGCCGGGCGCCAGCGGCTTGCCGTACAGGAATGTGCTGTCGGCCTTGCGCACGGCGTAGTGCGTGATCGGCACGCCGCCGGGCACGTTGAACTGCTGCGTCGAGCCGGTGATGCGGGCCTTGCCGTCGTCGGCGCCGCCCGACACGATGACCGGGGCGCCCCACGCGGTCAGCTTGCGCGTGTATCCGGCGCCGCTAATTTCGGTCGCGTTGGCCGTCGCGTCGGTCTTGCCGGGGTCAGCCGAGTGCAGGCTGATCAGTGCGCCTTGCGCGCCGATCGCGTTGGCGATCGCGAGCTTGAATGCGTCCGTTGCTGCCACGGTGCTCCTATCCAGTGTTTGCCGACCTCGCGCCGTTTCGCGAGGTATCCGCAGGTGAGAGGGGGTGCTCGAGTTTTTGCCGGCGGTTAGCTACGGGCGAGGCGCACGTGCTACGAAACCCGCTCGGCCGTTATCAGGGCCAGCGAGCATGCGCTCAGTCGTCGGCGGGCGGCCAGGGCCGCCAAGTGACCTTGGGCGAGTAGACGATGGCGAACCCGCGGGCGTGCGGGTTATCTGCCTGCGCCACCGCGTCGAGCCAGCCCTCGGCCTGGGCCAGGGTCGCGGCGGGCATGATCCATTCGCGCCAGTTGGCCGGGTCGTCGGGGTCGGCGCCGGGGTCGGGCAGCCACTCGTACCGGAGCGCGAACGTGTAGTCGTCGTCAGGATTCAATTTCGTTGCACTCCTCACTGATAGGCGCGGAACCACACTGCGCCGGGTGCGCCTGGGCCAGCCCCACCGGCGCCGGGAGAGTTACCTGATCCGGCGCCACCAGGCGGCTTGCCGGGTTTGTTGGCGCCCTGGTCTGCCAGTCCACCGCCGACGTAGAGCTGCCCGTTATAGGTGAAATTGCCGGGGCCGGGGCCGCGAGAGCCCGCTTGGGTGGCCCACCCGATACCGCCGCCCCCGCCTGGGCCGCTGAGCGTGCCGCCGCCAGTGAACGTCGCCGTCGTATTGCCGCCAGGGCCGCCGGGGATGGCGCCGTACGTGCCCCACGCGCTACCGCCGTCGCCAACGGTGCCGGTGATCGCCGCCACCGCCCACGGAATGTCGACGCCGCGCTCTAGCGTCACGGCCTGATACTGGCCGGGATCACCGGGCGCACCGTAGTTGAACAGCGCCGCAGACGCCTGCCCGCCGCCCCCGCCGCCGAGCACCACAATGTCGATGAAGCGGCACCAGTACGGGATCGCGTACGTGTAGTTGCCCGCGGCCGTGAACTGTTGCGGTAGCGGGGCCATCGCCGGGAAAGCGTTGGTCGCCACGGCGTCGCTCGCCGAGCTGGCCGCCGCGGTCAACTTGAGCGCGAACAGCGCGTCGGTGGCGCTGACGCCGAGCGCCTCGGCGACGATTTCCACGACCAGGTCGGCGCGGGCCGCGCTCGCCGAGGCGGCCAGGGCGTCGGCGAACACGTGCTCGGCCGCCGCCGCGGTCGACGAGCTGACGCTCGACGCCTGCCCGATCATGTGCACCAGCAGCGCCGCGTCGGCCTCGCTGATGCCGCGCGCCTGGGCCACGGTCTGCACGACGACGCGGGCGTCGCCGGTGCTGATACTCAGCGCAGCGGCCGGCTCGTGCAGCGACACGAACCAGCCCGGCCCGACCGGCGCGGGCTGCGCCAGCGGGGCCGGGTTAGTTGACCAGCCGTAGCTGCTGCGCCGGGCCGCCGGGGGCGTTGGCGTCCAAGGCATTAGCGCGGGTCGAACAGCACCGGCCAGGGCAGCGTCGGCTGCAGGTCGTTGTACTGGTCGCCGTCAGCCCCGCTCACGCGCCACTGCTCGACGGCCTCGACGACGACGCGGTGCGCCACCTTGCCCGACTCCTCGTCGCGGCGCACCATGCCGACCGGATCGCCCTGCGCCCGCACGCTGTTCCACGCGGCCAGCACGGCGTGCACCTGCTCCTCGGAAAGCTCCTCGCCGAGCCGCTGCTTGACCGCCTGAACCATGTCGGCCGTGTTTTCGACGTCTGCCATATTTACGCGCTCCTAGTGAGTAGTGATGTGCTGAGATACGTTGAGCCGTCGGGGCATTAGCCCACCCTGGCGACGGTCAGCCATGTTGACAGCCCGGCGCTGTCGCCGACGAGAGCTATCGCGGCATTCGCGGCGTTGCCCGCCCCTGCCCGGATGACGCCGCCCTCGGGAACGTAATAGACGAACGGGTCGCCGCCGATCGCATCCTCCAATGACGCCGCCGGGGCACCGAAACCGTTGAGGTTCAAGGCATATTTGTCGTGGCCCATCGCCTTCGCTGCGCCACCCACGAACCAGAACGGGTAAACCCGCTTGCCGTTACCAAAGCCGAGGGCCGACGCGCCTTGCAGGCGCATCGAGCACAGGTAGGTACCGGCCTTGAGAACCGTTATCTCGTTAGTGGTGGGATTCCACTTCAAGTCCGAGCTGATGTAGTCGACGGTGTCGAACGTGTTCGCCGGGAGCGGCACATTGCCCGCCGGTTTCGACACAGAACTCGACAGCGAACGATAGGCCCGAAATGTGGTGCCCTGCACGCCCACCGGGGCGTTATCGGCGCAGCCGACGAACACCGCAGGGGCAGGCGCATCGCTACCGCTGTTGCCGGTGTCGGAGCGGAAACCCCACCCGCGGAACGCCGCGCCGATCTGACTAACGCGGCTGGTGTCGGTGTAGTCGATAACCACGGTCGTGCCCGAGAGCACCTGAAAACGGTACGGGTTACCGCCCACGCCCGCCTTCAAGGCGAGGTTGTAGTTGTACGTCGCAGGCGCATTCGCCACAAACACGTACCGGACGCCGTTGACGTAGCAGCCCAGCTCGGCTCGGAACTGCAGCCCGAAAAACCCGGCCCGAAAGCCCATCGCGTAGACAAACGTCGTCTTGGCGGTGTTCATCCGAGCGCATGCGTAGTTCACGGCGGCGCCGTCCGGTGGCGAGCCGACGGTGGCCTGAATGAACTGGAAATCGGTTTCGGTGTCGGTGTTGGTGCCGTCGGTGTACCTGGCGATCACAGAGCGGTCGCCGTCGTTCACCTTGTGCCACTGAGCCCTACCGGCAAGCTCTAAATACCCTGAGCCAGCACCGGAATACGTGAGGTCGAACGGCGCCGCGGAGAACGGCCCCGAGGGCAGCGTTGTGAAGTCGACGCGGTACCTCTTGCCCGACGTCGAGGTGCCAGCCTGGTCGATCTTGAGGTCTTGCACGTCCTGGCTCAGGCCCAGCACGGTGTCTTGCAGGGCGCCCAGCGCCGCGTCGGCGTCGTCGAGAGATTGATTCGACCCGCGGGTGCCGGACAGCCGATTGACAATGTTGTCGATGTGACTGCCAAAGTCCTGCAGCATGTTTCCGGCGAGGCCGCCGACCTTCGTACCCGGCACCATTGGGATATTCGGCACGTTCACGAGCTGCGAGGCGTCGAACGAGCCGTCGACGCCCAGGTGCACAATGCGGTTGATAATGTCGCTGATCGAGCCGCCCGTCGCGCCCTTCGCGGCGTCAAGGAACGACTGCCACACGTCGACGCCGAGCAGGCTCGCCAGCCGACTCGACAGGTTCTCGACGAGCGCGATCGGCAGCAGCGAGTTGCCCCGGTTGGCATCCACGCCCTTGAACCACACGTCGCCCGCGGTGGCCTCGGCGCCCACACTGACACGCGCCCGCACGGCCTTAACGCCCTGTGGGACGGTGTAAGTGCCCGCGACGTCCTTCCACCCGGTCGTGCCGGTTTGACCCGCAGGCGTGGCAACCAGAGCCCGCCCGGCCAGGTTCTCGCCGCGCTCGTCGCTGTACTCGGTCACGCCGAGCTGGATCGGGCTGCCCGAGGCGGTCAGGCCGCTCCACTTCACCTTGCCGACGATGTTGAGCACCTGGCCCGGCGCGACGCTGATCAGATCCGTTGACAGCAGGTCGGTGAACGTGCCGTTAGCGACCGTGCGGGCCGCGCCCTCGACAGCGTCGACGAGCCACCGCCCGGTCGGGTCGATGATCGACTGCGCGCCTCCGAACATGCCGTTAGGCAGCAGGCTCGTGATGATCTGCCCGATATGCGACACCGGGATGATCGGCAGGCGGCCGGGGTCGATCCATCCGAACAGGTTCGTCGAGGCCCACGCCGCCAGCTCGTCGATGCTCGCCGGGGTGCCGACGAAACCGAGGATCTTGCCGACCGTCGCGAGAAGCTGCGTAGGGTCGAGCGCGCCGCCGACGGCGTCTTTAAGCAGCTCGATGATGCTCGCGACGAGCGCCTCGGGCGACGACAGGTCGATGCCCGTCAGCATCTTGATGCCCTGAATTAACCCGTCGTAAAAGACTTTCGGGTCGAGCTTCGGCAGCTTGCCGGGGTCGGGTATGAGCTGCCGCAGCGGGTCGCGGTCGACGACGAGCTGCCTGCTGTCATACTGCCTCGGCACGGCGCCCCACCCCGGTGTACTCGACGAACTCGAAATCGGTTAGCGGGCGGCCGAGTTGCTTCTCGGCCTTCGGCGGCAGATCGGCGGCGTCGACGTCGCGGTGCGCGAACTCGACGAGCACCAGGGCGTCGCCCTCGGCCTTGCGCTCGAACGACTCGCGCACAAGCCACAGCGCCACGTCGCGGTCGGTGCCCGGCTCAAGCGGCACGACCGTGCGGTATGACTTTTGGTATGCCACAGCCTTATTCCCCTGTCGGAATGGTGAGGATGGTCAGTTGCGCGCCTTTCCGGTTGAACAGGTAGGCGCCGAGGATGCCGTCGTTGTAGAGGTTGACGTTGATCTGCGCGGTCTGACCGGCGGGCACGACGGCCACGCCGTTGCCGGGCGCCACCGCCGCGGCCGGGTCGGCGCTGGTCGAGTAGTGCGGCGAAATGTTCGTCCAGCTCGCGATATTGCCAAACCCGCGGGCGACCAGGTCGCCGGTCGTCGCGTCGCCGAGGCGCACCTCGCAGCCGATCGTCAGCGGGTCGACGTCGAACTCGATGCCAACCGCCTTGAGGTGCCCGGTGACGTACGGCGTCCACGCATAATCCTGCGCCTCGACGATGTACGTCAGGATCGGGTGCCGCTGGGCAACGCCGGTGAAGTTCTGAAACGCCGCCTCGGGCACGCTGTACAGCCGCGGGTGCTTGTGCGCGAAACTCGACGGCACCCACTTTTGCTTGACCGACGACCACACCGGGGTCTGCCCGTCCTCGGGCGCCTTGGTGTTGTCGTAGTCGGGGGCGTCGAGAATGTTCGTCGACGGCCCGCGCGGGCCTTGCGGTGAGAGCAGCCGGAAATGCAGGTGCGGCGCAAGAGAAGTGCCCGACGGGATCACCTCGTCTTTGCTCTCGGGCGTGCGCTCCGACATGGGGATCGTTTCGGCCGACGCCGTGATGAGCGGTGTGGCCCCTGGCGGCCCGGCCGGGCCGGGGCGCACCGCCTCGAACTTGCTGCCCGTCCAGACATAGACCAGCGTCCCGATCCACCACGCCTTGCCCTTGTCGGTCGGGCCGAGGCTCGCCTTCAACGGTTCGAGGTCGGCGGCCTGCTCAAGCGGCGGCCACTGCAGGTCGACCAGCGGGGCGTTGTCGCCCTTGTCACCCTTCGGGCCGATCAGCACGTCGGTGGTGATGACCGCCTCGTCGTCGATCATTTCCATAGTCGCGGCCATGCCGCCGGGATCGTCCTTGCTGCGCACGATTCCGTACCAGGTCGCCGACAGCAGCGTTTGAAACAGCCTGACGGCGTCGCCGGTCGCGGGAATTTCGGCCATGACTAGGTCGCTCCTATTCGTTGTTTGCCGACCTTGCGGCACGCAGAAGCGCCACCGCAGGTCAGCGGTGTGATTGGCGGATTCGCCGGCTGTTAGCTGTCGGGGTCGTCGTCGAACTGGATCGACGTTTCGACACGCCACGGCGTGCGCTCGTCGAGCGGTGTATCTGCCTCGGCCTCGGCCACTTTCGCGCCGTCGCCGCCCAGGCGGCGCACCAGCTCAGCGCGGGCCGCCGGTGACAGCCGGTCGAGGTCGTCGAGCGTCGCCCCCGCCAGCTCGTCGTCGATAGTGTTGGGGGCGTTGACGTCGACCCACTCGATCGCGTCCTCGACGACGCCCGGCGAGGGCGGCAGCCGCCGCGGTTTGATTAGCGCCCGCTCGGGGTCGATGACGCAGCCCGCCCGCGCCAGGTGAAACGCCAGCACCGGGATCAGGTACCGAACGTCGTAGCGGCGCCCCATGTTGTCGGCCGGGTACTGCAGCGCGTCGGCTATGTCGTGCATCGCCTGGGCGTGCGGCGCCATCTCCTCGCGCGGCGTGAGTTTCGGCAGTTGCATCAGAACAAATCCCCCGATCCGAATAGCATCGCCAGCGCACTCCAAAAGTGCTGCGCGGTGCGGGTAATTGAGGCGAGCGGATTCTCAGACTCGGCGTCGTCGCCGATCACGAGGTCGAACGTCTTGGGCGTGTTCTCGTCGTAATGCAGCTTGATCGCCGACACCTGGTCGACGTGCATAATGCGGTCAATCTCGAACAGGGCGCGCGTGCCGAGGTCGAAATCGTAGTAAAGCGTCCCGGCGTTGCCGCCGTTGCGCACCTGCACCTTGAACGCCTGGTAAGGGCGCGTTTTCCAATGCCCTTGCCGCAGAGTCATTCCCGAGCTGACCGTGTACGCCGACCCGCTGCCCTGCTCGAAATGCTCAAGGTAGCCGTACGGTCCAGAACGCATGGCGCGCAACGGATCTGTGAACGCGATGAACGCCATCAGCGTGTCGTCGGCCTGGCCCTGATAGAGGTTGTCCAAGCCCTCGGCGCCGGGTTGCTCAGTAGCGAACACCACTTGAGCCAACTGCGACAACGCATATCGGATCAGGAAGGTCTGAGTTTGGTTAACCCAGCCGGGTGATTTTCCGCCTGTCAGGATTTTTTGGGCCTTCGCACGGAACATCGAGTGCTCGGCCGTGATGATCGACGAGTGCTCGGTGTCGCGGAATACCACACTCGGGATCGACGGGGCGGTGCCCAGCAGCTTGCCGAAAAGCGTTGCCTTGGTTATCGGGTCGATAATCCGGCCCTTGTCGTCGATCTGCCCGACGACCTCGCGGATCATGTCGTCGCCAGTGACGCCGATAAGCTGCATGAAACCGTCGGCGGCCGTACCGGACCAGCCAGTGCGGCCCGAATTGTCCTCCACCGCAAGCACAATGCAGGCGCGAGTCGGCCGGGCGGCCTTCTCACCGATAATCGCGGCCAGCTCGGGGTGCGGGCTGTCCTCGTCCTCGGGCAGCCACATGTACGCGCGCACGTTGCAGCCCGCGTCTTTCAGCATCGCCTCGGTGACGCTGTGCGCGTCAGCCCAGCGCGACATGATCACGCTAAAGCGCGACTGGTCGAACACCGGATTGACGAATTGCATTTGGACAGGCCAATTTAACGGGTTGAGGTTCAGCACATTGCTGGCCTCGCCGAGCCACGCGCCGGGATTCATCACCTGCGTGGGCAACGCCAGCAGCGGGTTGTAATTACGCGCCAGGTTGATGAAACCCGTTGTCGCGATAATGGTCCGAGTGTTGCCCGGCAGCAGCCAGGCGCGAATCGGCTGCACCTCCGGCGGGCTGAAAGGCGTTGCGCCGAAATAGATGTGCTTCCAATGCTCCCGATTGTGCGAGCACTCAAGCGTGACCGTGCGCAGACCATCCTCGCCGCGCTTCACGCGCACGTTAGTGACCTTCGCGTTCCACCGCCACCGCCAGTTACGCCGGTGCGGGTACGGGTCGATCGTGATGTGCAGATCCTCGTCTTTGCGCACGTCCGAGCGCATGAACTCGACGAGCCAGTCGTCGCCGCGCAGCACAATGTCGCCGGTGCCGGTGTCGTGCAACATCTCCTCGGCGTCGACCGACTTCTCGGCGGCGACCGTGCCTATGTACTGCATTTGCTTGTCCCACAAGCGAATGAGCGGCCGGGCGCGGGCCTCCTCGTCGATCACCTCGCGGCGCGCGTCGAGGTAGGTGTACGCGGCAATCGGGTCGCGCACAGGGTCAGGCGCCCCGTTGACGCCGATCCGCGGGGGCTCCAACAGCGTCGCCGTCACGACCACGCCATCCGGTAATACTGCGGCATGATGCACGTGATTGAGCCCTGCGGGTTGGTGTGCGACACCTTGATGTGCGCCACCGTGCGCGGCGGGATCTTGCCGTCGAAACCGATACCACCGGGGATGCGCCGCTGCGCCGGTAGCCGCGCAGCCGTCACGTCGTGCAGCAGCAGGTCGAGCAGTTGGCTGTTGCGCAGGTACTTGTAGAGCTGGCCGTCGACCGGATCTTTCTCGGTCGTGATCGTGCGCGCCGTCGGGTCGGTGTCGACCATCATGTACGAGCCGTCGGTGTCATACAGCTTGGGCAGCTTGACCATCCGGCCCTCGATGCCGTCCTGAATCCACACCTCGCCAGACCCGCGCACCAGGAACTTCGGCCACGACTCCCACGTGCCGCGGTTCGCGATCGCGATAACGCCCTCGGCCTTGCCCTTCGCGTACACGTCGGCCGGGTTGACCTTCCACACACGCTTGAGCGGGCGCTTGGCGTAGAACGGCCAGGCGGCGTCGACCGCCATGTTGTGAATCACCGAGTTGTTGTCGTTGCCCGTCGGGTCGATCGACAGCGCGCCCTTAGTGGCCTCGCCGAGCAGCACACGCAGCCAACGGAACCCATGCGTGCGCGTGAACGAGCCCAGGAAACCGGGCACAGTCTCAGACCACGACGACCACCACGAGTCCTCGATCATGCGGTACGAGAACGAATTAGGCTCCTCGATCCGCTCCGCGTTGAGGTTGGGCTGAATCGCCACGCCCAGGTTGATGCGCCGCTTTTTATAGTCGACGCGCTCGGGCTTGGCGCCGATCGTGTAAGCGCCCTCACTCCAACGGATCTCGAAATCGGGCTGCATGACGCCCTCAAGCTCGCGCGCCATCACGACGCCCTCACGCCCGCGGCCCGGCCCGGCGAGGTGCCACACCTTGCCGTTAGATGGGTGGCAGTAATACCACTTGGTCGCCGTCGACCGCAGGTACTCGCCGTTCTTACCGAGGTCGTGCCAGGCGCCCATCCGCTGAAAGTGCGGGTGCGCCGGATTCTCCTCGGGGTACGCCGGGTTGCCCTGCCAGTCATTCGGATACTTGGGCGGGTCGAGCCAGAAATCGTCGTGCATCCAAGACATGACCGCGCTTCACCGCCTCACATAGATAGAAGTTGTTAGCTGGCTCGACGAGCCGCCGCAGCTCAAGGCATGAATCGGCGGCTCGCCGGCCGTTAGCTAGACGCGCCGAACCGTGGAGCGGGTGCGGGCGTTCTGCTCGCTGTGGATCTGCGAGCGCAGCGCGACCGGGTCCATACCGACCGGCCCCGAAATGTTGATCGAGTTGTCAACCTGCGCAGGCTGATCGCCCTGCGCCGCCTGGGCCGCGCTCGGGACGAACGCCGACATAGCGTCGACGGCGCCCTCGGCGACCGAGCCGCCGCCGACGGTGGCCGGGTTGAACTCACCCGGTGCCAGCGCGGGGCTGCCAGACTGCGGCGACCAGCCGACGTCCTGCCCGTCGATCGGGCTGCCCAGGCCCTTGAACAGCGAGCCCAGGCCGACGCTGTCAGCGACTCCACCGGCGAACCCGCCGGGGCTGTCGGTGGTGCCCTCCTCGCCGTCGCGGCCCTTGCCCGACAGCAGGTTGCCGAGGTAGTTCACACCGGCGAGCGCCGACTTAACCGTCGGCCACTCAAACGGATTCGAGAACAGCGACCCGTCGAGGCCAATGCTTTCGAGCATGCCCGACACGAACGTCTTGCCCAGGTCGCTGCCGTCGAGGCCGCCGCCCTTGCCGTCTTTCGACTTGCCCTTGGTGGCCTTGCCCTTGGTGCGCAGATCGCTGTCGGCCTGCTCGGCGTCGGTCAGCTTGTCGTTGACCTTGCCGCGCTTCTCGATCGCGTCGGCCAGGTCGCGCTCGGCCTTCTGCACGCGGTGCTCGGCGTCCTCAAGCTGCGCCGCGGTGTGCTTCTTACCCTTGAGGATTTCGAGGTCACGCTTCGCCTTGTCGAGCGCGTACTGCTTGTCCTCGATAGCCTTGTCGGCGTTGCGCAGCGACGTGCGGGCGCTGTCGACCTTGCCCGACGACGCCTTAAGCTCGTCGTCGGTGGCCGCCCGGTACGAGCCGCCAGACGCCGACGTGGCACTGCCGAGCGCCGACGAGCCACCACTAGGCACCCCCACGCCGTCGAGGCCGCTCACGTTGACGCCAGACGGCAAAGACAGGCCCGCCGGTGCGGTGTCCACGCCGCCCTTCGGCTTGCCGCCCTTCGACGTCACGTGCACGTGATCCATGTGGTTCTGCGTGTCGCTGCCGCGGTCCTCCATGAGGTTCGACTGCCCCGAGGTGTTGCGGTAGGTCTGCCGCCAGATCGTGTACTCGACGCCGAGCGCGTCGGCGTTCTTCATAAGGAACTGCATCACGCTGTCGCCCAGCGCAACACCGTCCTTCGACGAGTAGTTGGGGATCATAATGTCGAGCGCCCGGCCCGACGGGTGATCGGGGTAAGCGTCCTGCGACCGCCAGCCGCCAATCGTCTTGATCTGCGGGAACAGCTTGGACACCAGCCGCGAAATCAGGATGCTGTTGGGCTGTAGGTTCTGCTCGGACGCCAGGCCCGCGGCCAGGCCGCCGCCAGCGAACCTCGGCAGCGCCCTAATCAGCTCCCACAGCGGCGCACCGGAGTTGATCGCCTGCAGCAGCGGCAGATTGCGGGCCGTCGCGGCGGCGTTGGTGATGAACTCGCCGTTAGCGATACGCGCGAGGATGCTGTCGCTCGTGCCGGTGCCCGGCCCGCTGATCCGGCCGCCGGTCGCCAGGCGCGGGATATTCGGGATCGGGTGCACGCTCTCGCCACGCCGGGGCACGCCGGGAATGTCGGGAACGGTGAACGTCATCTTGTCGGCCAGCCCGTTCCACATGTCGATCAGGCTGTTGATCATCGACTTGAATGCGTCTTTGATGCCGTCCCACATGCCCTTAGCGGCCGAGGTGATCTTGCCGGGCAGCTCCTTGACGAAATTCACCACGCCGGTGAACTTGTCGACGATGCCCTGCCACACCGCATGCGCCGTGTCGACCAGGCCGCGCCACACGTCCTCGATGAAATGGAAGATCGCCACCCAGGCTTGAATCTCGGCCTTGATGAAATCAATGGCGAACTTGATCGCCGTCTTGATGCCCTCCCACACCGGCTCGATGACGTTGTGCCACAACCACATGGCCCCCGCCGCGATCATGTCCCAGGCGGCCTTGATGAACGGCACGGCCGTGTTCTTGAACCACTCGACGAACACGTGCACAGCGGCCTTGATGCCGCCCCAAATCTTCGACCACAGTTGGCGGCCGACTTCGGTTTTCGTGAAAAACGCCCAAATCGCGACAGCGAGCCCGACGACCGCGGCGATAATCAGCCCGATCGGGTTAGCGGTCAGCGCGACGTTGAATAGCCACTGCGCGGCGGTCGCGGCCTTCGTGATGCCCGACCACACGGCCATCGCGACGCCGTACGCCTTGGTGCCGATCGCCACCGCAGTCAGCACGGCCTGGTGCGCGAACAGGGCGACACGCAGGCCGACGATCGTAGGCACCGCCCACGAGGCATTGTCGGCCATGAACTTGAGCGCCCCGGCGGCGAGCTGCAGCGCGGGCACGAGCACCGACGACAGCACCTCGGGGCCGATCGCGGCCAGCGTGGCGCCGATCGCCGCAAACGACGACCCGGCCGTCTGCAGTGACGGCCCAATGTTTTTGAACGACTGGACAATCTCGCCGAGCTTGCCGCTGTCGCCGCCGGTCGCAAGAGCCTTGATCGAGTCGCCGACGCGGCCGAAAAAGTCAATGACCTTTTTCATGCCGTCGCCGTCGGCCCACGCCTGCATCTTGTCCGACATGCCCTTGGCCCACTGCTCGACCACAGTCGTCACGTTGCCCATAGGCGCCTTGATCGCGGCGGTCAGCTTGTCGAACACGCCCATAAGCCCGGTCGCGAGCGGCTGCACGCCCTTAAAGATCGGCCCCATAACCTCGGCGCCGAACCGCGACATAGCGGCCTTCATGTTCGCCATCGAGCCAACGAAACTGCCGCCCATACCCTTTGCGGCGCCGCCGATATTCTTCTCGATCACCCGGCGGAAAGTCTCAGAGTCGACCGCGCCCTGCGCGACCATGTCCTGCAGCGCGTCGCCGCTGACGTGAAACTCGTCCTGCAGCCATTGGAAGATCGGCAGACCGCGGTCGGCGAGCTGGCGAAGCTCCAACGTCATCGCCTTGCCCGAGCCCTGCACCTTGTTGAAGATCGAGCCCATTTCGTCGAGGCTCGTACCGGCGATCGCGGCCGTGTCAGCGGTCAGCGACAGGTACTTGGTCAGTTGCTCGCCCGGCTTGATACCGGCGGCCACCGCCGAGGCGGCCGTGGTCGCAGCCGCGTCGAGGCCGAACGCCGTACCCTTCACCGCCGCGGTCGCGTCCTGCATGACCGAGGCGACCGTGCTGGCCTCATTGCCAAGCGATTTCAGCTTGAACTGCGCCGAGTCGATCTGCGTCAGACGGCCGAACCCGGCCCGCATCGCCGAGCCGAGCGCCCCGCTGATCTTGCTGCCAACCTTGGCGATCGCCATGCCACCGGCGACCGACAGCGCGCTGTCGATGCCCGCCGACAGCCGCGAGCCGTACTGCTTGCCGAGCGCCGAACCGTCGCCGAGGTTGCGGGCCAGCTTGCGGCCCAGGCCCTTACCGGGGTCGGCCGTATCGACGCCGCGGCTGATTCCCTTGCCCGCGTCCTGGCCTGCGCGCTGAGCGCCCGAGGTGTCGAACTTCGGGGCGACCTTGAGCCCGCGCTCGGCGCGGCTCATCGCGTCGCGGATGCCCGACTCAAGCTCGCGAGTCTCGGGGAGGATTGTCAGGTAATACTTGGCCTCTGACATTTACGCCCCCCTCTCCTCGCTGGTGCTTTTCGCGCCAACGCTTTTCGCGCTCAGCGCGCATTGCCATGAACTTGCCGACCGTCGTCCTGGTCGCCGCCGTGATACCGGCCGACACCGCGCCCTCGGCGCGCTTCGGCTCGTCGTCGTCGTCGCCCGGCCGCGGGAACGGGTCGGGTGCGCCCTGCGGCGGATTCTTATGCGCGCCCTCGGTGCGCTGCCAGTTGTTGATCCGTAGGGCGTCGATCACGTGTGCGAGCAGGTAATCGCTTGTCGTCCAGCCCTTCTCGAACGCATGGAACACCGCGGTGCCCGGCGGCGAGGCGAAAATGAAAGCGTAAAGGTCGTCCCAATCGAGCGACCCGTCGTCGAAAGCGCGACCCGCCAGAACCATGTCCCGGCGGATCGCGTCCTCGACTTGCCTTACCGCCGCGCAGACCTGCGAGATTTTCCCTCGATCAGCCCGCCGTCACGGCCCCACGCCTCGACGAAACCATTCCACGGCTTCTCGGCGAGGCTGTCGAGAATGTCGAGAGCCTTGTCGCTGCAGTGCTTCTCGATCAGCGCGAACGTGCGCTCAAGGTCGGACAGGTGCGCGTGCTGGCGAATCCACCCCGGCGGCGGCTTGCGCAGGCACCGCTTGACGGCCACGGTCGTGCCGTCGGGGTACTCGTTGACGCCGTACTCGGGGTCGAAATCGTCGGCGTCGAACGTGGCGCAGAACAGCTCGGCGCCCGCGTCGTACTCGTCGGCCCACTCCTCGGCGATCGTCTTGCCCGCCTCGGGGGTCGCCTCGGCCGCCACCGGCTCGTCGACGTCCTGGTGCTCGACGACGTCGACCTCGGGGGCCGTGTCAGTCGCGTTGATTTCCATAGCTTTTAACCTCCTGGTGTGTTTCCTGGCGTGCCCTGGTGTGAATGTGGTGAGACACCCCGCGCCCCCACCAGGAAAGCGCGCGGGGTGCCGGTCTGTGAGGTGTCAGCTAGACGGAAATGACGCCGTCGTCGCTGTACTGCACGACGTGGTTGCCGTCAGTGCCCTTGAGCACCTTGAATGTCGGCTCGAATGCCATCGGCTCGTTGTGCACCAGCTTGAGGTCAGCCAGGCCCGCCTTCTGCGCGATCTGCGCGACCTGGCGGATCATCTTGTCCTCGTACACCGAGTCGAGCACCAGCGAGCAACGCTTGGGCAGCTTGCTGTTGATGAGCACCTTCATGCGGGCGCCGTGCATCGCGGTGGCCTCGGACGTGAGCACGTTGCCCTCGCCGAAAATGGCGGCGTTCACCTCGGGCGACAGCACTTGGAACAGCTTCATGCTGTACTCGATCGCGAACTTGTCGCGCAGCGCACCGATTTCGTCGCCACCCCAAACCTCGATCGGCTTGGTCTGGTCGTCGATCTTGACGGTTACGCCCTCGACCGAGATAAAGCCCAGGTTCTTGAACTTGTCGTCGAGCGGCTCGTCGACGTCGGTCGGCAGCGGCGTGCCGAACGGCGCATACCACAGGCCGCCAACGGTTTCGAGGTCAGACGGCGAGGCCGCGAACACCTTGGTAACGTCGCCCCACGAGTTTTCGAGGACGGGCGAGTCTGCCATTGCTTACTCTCCTAACTTGCCCGCGCGGGCAACTAACTACCCGCGAGCCGGTCGGCCCGAGGGACACTTGCCTGGTGTGGTGGTGTGTTTGCTTGAATCGCTGCGGAATTGGGCGCCGCCGCAGGTCAGCGGGTGTGCTCGAGTTTTTGCCGGCGGTTAGCTACGGCGGGCGGGCTTGAGGCCGATCGTCCAGAACACCGCGGCCTGCATGCCGAACAGCGGCACGTCGGGGTCGTCGAGGTCGGCCGGGCCGTAGTGATGCGCCGCGCCGGTGATCCACACGTCGCCCTCGGGCGTGTGCACCTTGCGGTGGTTGGCCCCGCACAGCAGCGCGTGCAGCAGATCGGCGTTGCGCTCCAAACGCACGACGTCGCTGTCGAAAACGCGCACGCGGATCAGGAAGTGGCCGAGAAACACGTCGCGGTCGCTGCCCGGCCGGGACAGCAGCGCGTACGAGCTGGGCTCGCCCTCGGGCGGGTTGGCGCCGACCGGCAGCGGGTTAGCGCGGGCCGCCAGCTCGTCGAGCAGATAGGCTCGCGCGGCCACCAGCGGGCCGACAGAGGGCACGAGAGTCACTGTTGCGGCCCCTGCTCCGCGGCGATCGTCATAAGCGGCGCCGTCTTGATTTCGGCCTTGATCGCCGCACTCGACTTCGGCCACACGTGCGCGCGGGCACGAGTGCGGCCGACCTCAAGGTCGGTGCCGTAGCCGTCGGGGGCGTCGGCGATTCCGCCTGCGCGCCGGGCGACCTCGGCCGCCAGGCGTTGCAGCTCGGCCTGCACCTCGGGCAGCTTGCGGATCTTGCGGTGCTCCGAGTTGGGCATGTCAAGCGGTTTGCGCGCCATCGTTCACCCTCCGCAACGTCACTCGATAGCCCGGCGTGAACCCGAACGGGCCGAGGTTGTAGTCCTCGACGTCGCCGTGCACCTTGAACTTGCGCCCCCGCGCATCGGTCACTTGGTCGCCGTGCGTCCAGTCACTCTCGGGGGTCGCCATCGTGTACTCAGTGATGACGCGATCGGCCAGGGCGGCAGCAGTGCCGCTCTCGTTCACCCTCGGCCGCAGACTCGTCACCCAGCGGGTGCGGGTGCGCGGCTCGGTGATCGCCTGGCCCATCGCGTTCTCGCCGACCTTCACTCGGTCGACATGCACAACCTTGTGCGGTGTCGGGAACATCAGCAGTAACGCTCGCTGCCCATTTCGACCGCAACCATGCCGGTGCGGTACGGCCGCAGCCGTTGCTTGAGCGCAGCCGACAGGTACGGCCCCGGCGAGTTACCGCCGGGCGTGAACGTCACGCCGAACCCGTCAGCGGTGAGGGATTGTGTCTCAGGCAGGATTTGCGTCGGCCGGGTCAGCACCGCGGCCACCATTGACGCCACCACCCGCTTGATCGGCCCCGGTGTTGGTGTCGGGACCGGGTACGGGTGCAGATACCCGACGACGAGATCCGTTGCCTCGGCGAGCAGCTCGCTTAGGTCCGTCTGCTCCGCTTCCGTCAGATCCCGCCGCAGCGCCCGCTTGACGTCCTGGCTTGTCGCCAGCGCCTTGCACTCCGTCATGGCTAGCACCTCCGTACCGGGTCCAGTTGTCGTCGCCCTCGACGAGGGCGGCCAGCAGGGTGCCCTCACGCACCCCGATAACCGCCCCCGTCAAGGCGTGGCGATAGCGCACTAGGCAGCCGGTGCCACGACGGCGACCGGCGTCTTGTTGGCGCCCTGAGCGGTCGCGCTCACACCCAGCACGTAGGCGAACCGCGCCTTGAGCCGCAGGGCGACCATGTCGCGCTCGGCCAGGTTGATCTGGTTCTCGCCGGTGCCGAGGGTGGCCTGGTCGAGGAACTTGACCGTAATGTCCTGACGGACACCGATCTTCACCCGCGAGCTGTCGGCAATCACCTCGATCGCCGCGTCGGCGTCCCATGCGCCGTTACGGTTGAAGAAGGTGCGGAAACCGGCGAACGAGTCGTCGCGGAACACCGGGTTGCCGTTCGCGTCGCGAATGTTCGCGACCTCGTAACGCAGCGCCAGGGACGACAGCAGGGTGTCAGGTGCCCACCCGGCCGACGCAACTGCCTTCGCGGCCCGGTTGGTCGCGCCGACAATGTCGGACTCGTTGGCGACGCCGCCCACGACCTCGACGGCCTGGCCCGCAGTCACCGCGGCCGGAATCAGCGCCGGGGAAACCCACGAGGCGGGCTTGTCGGTGCCGAAAATGACGGCCTGGTCGAGCTTCTTGCCGATCGCCTGGCCGCCCAGCTCGGCGACCTCGGTCAGCACGGCCACGGTCGCGTCGTCGATGACGTTCTCGTGCACCGGGATGATGACGGCGATTTCCTCGGCGACGAGGGTCCGGTTGGCCCACGTCACCTTGCTGGTGGGCTTGACGCCCTTCGGGTCAGTCGCAGACTCACCGACCCAATCGGCCTCGGGCAGGGTCGCCAGCACCGGCAGGTGCGTGGTCTTGGTGCCCATGTTCACGTTCTGGAACGCAGACAGGACGGTGCTGCCCTGCTTGGCCGCGGCCAGCAGCGTGTCCGAGTAAGCCTCTTGGATGAGCGAGGCGACCTCGGCGCGTGAAATGTCAGCCATGATTGGCTTTCTCCTTTCTCCCGCCGAGGTCGGTCCTCGCGCGGAAACCTGTTGTCAGCCCCCGGCGCGTAAGCGGCGCAATGCTTCTGCCGCGGCAGCTTTGGGGTCGGAATTGGTGTTGCCGTTGCCGGTGGCACCGGACTTGAGGCCGCCGCCGCCTTGCGCGGGGTTGCGCTTCGGTGGTGCGGGCGGCTTGTTCTGGTCACGCCAGGCGATCAGCTCGTCGGCCGAGGCGTTCAGCTCGTCCTCGGTCTTGCCGGTCAGCGACGACGCGGGCACGCCCTTGACCGCCGCCACCTTGCTGCGCAGAGAAGTGAACTCGGCTTGCTCGGCGCGCTTCTCGGCTTGCTCGGCGCGTTCGAGCGCCTTCTGCAGCTCGCTCTTTTCGCCGTCGCGGATCTTTGCCAGCTCGGCGGCGTCAGCCTTGAGCTGGTCGTAATCGCCGAACTTCGCCCGCTCGCGGGCGAGCCGCTGCTCGATCACCTTGTCAAGCTCGGCCTGTGTGAAAGTCTTGCCCTGGTCACCGCTTTGGCCGCCGTCGGCGCCCTCGGTCGAGTTGTCCTCGGCGGGCTTGCCTTCGGTGGTTTCGGTGGTCGACTCAGTTTGTTCTGCCATGTTTAGTTGCTCCGTAGCTCGTCAGCATCACCGGCCGATTAGGCGTTGGCCGTCCACGCTCACCCGCCCAGGTTGGGCGTGAAATCTATTGCTGCGCCTGCAGGTACGCCCGCACAGCGGGCGAGTTGTTCAGCATGTCGAGCAGCATCGTGCGGTACCCGAGGCGCCACAGCCGGGCCTTGATGCCCTGCCCCGCATACGGATTGACTGCACCGACCGGCGCCGAGCGCCCCTCGTCGCGTGCGGCGATCAGCTCGCTGTTATCGCTCATTGCAGGAAATCCGCCGTTAGTGGGTTGCGCCAGTTGCCTTTACCGCTGAGCACCGACTCGCGCAGCGCCGCCCTCGTGAGCCTGCCGTGCTGGTCGAACCACGCGGCCATCTCCTCCGACATGTACTTGCGGGCCGCCGCCTCGTTCATCGTCCACAGCTTGCGCGGGTCGACCTTGCCCTCGTACTTGCGTTTGAGCATGTAGCCGTTCGTCGCCGCCTCGGCCTTCCAGAACTGCTCGGCCGCCATCTCGGCGTGCACGTCGCCGACAAGCGCGTCGAACGACTTGCCGTTGTGGCCGTCGCCGCGGGCCTGCGACATGAAGTCACGGCGCCGGATCGACTCGACACTCTTGCCGTACACGTGAGACTCGGCCTCGGCCGGTTCCCAGCCCTGCTCGACGAGGTTCAGCACCTCGTCTTGCTTGGCGGCGTCGGCCGCTTGGCGCCGGGCCTTGTCCTTATCGGCCTTGGCCGCCTTGGCCGCCTTGGCTTGCTGCGCGCGTTCGAGCTTGTCGGCCTCGGCGAGCAGCTTGTCGGCCTTGTCGTAGTCGCCCGTTTCCATTGCTGCGTTCGCTTCGCGCAGCAGCCGGTCGAGCGGGGCCTCCGCGGGCTCGGCCTTCGCGGCGGGCTCGGCGGTCGGCTCGGCCTTCGGCGCGGGCTCGGCGAACGCCTTGCCCAGCTCGGCGTCGACGTTCTGCCAGTAGTCGACGGCGTTGTTGTGGACGAACTCGGCGTCGAGCCAGTCGCTTACGTTGCGCTGGTGCGCCTTCTCGGCGTTGAGCCACTGCCGGGTCGCGGTGCGCTGCTCGCCCGCGGCCTCCATCGCCCGCGAAATCTCTTGCGGCGTAGTGAGGCCGTCGCGGCGGGCCTGCAGGTAATCCTGCTCCCACTGCTGCACGTAGTCGGGCGGCTGATACGAGCCGTTGCGGTCTGGCACCGCCAGGCACACGCAGTGATCGTGTGAACGCAGCGCGGTGTCGGCCGACTTGTACACGGCGCCGCGGGTCGCGAGCATGCGGCAGAACCCGCACGCCGTGACCGAGGCGTATCGCACCCACCGCACGCCCTCGCGCTTGGCGTTGTCGAGCACCGTGCGCCGCGACGAGTCCATGACCGCGCGGGTCGCCGAGCCTTGCAGCGCGACCACCGGGTCGTTCTGCAGCAGCGCCCACCGGGCGTTAGCACCCAGGCGGTCAGGGTCGGGCAGCGGCGCCGGTTCCGGCACAAACAGCTTGCCGCCCTGCGTGTTTGCTGGGCCACCGCGGAAATCGCCTGCGAGCTGCGCGTTGGCACTTTTGCCGGCGGGTTGCTGGCGGGCGGGCTGCTCGGCGTACCACTGCGTCGTCAGCTTGGACGACGCCGACAGGTACGGGTCGATCAGCGCCGGATAGGCGTCGGTGATGAACCGCAGCCCCTCGGCCTCGGTCAGGCCGCTCAGCCGGGGCACGAGCCGGTCGACGGCGATACCCGCACGCCCGCTCAGCTCGGCCAGGACGCCCTGAAACTCAGGCGCCGCCGTTACCATTCACGCCGCCCTCGTTGAGCGCCTGAGCAGCCGCCTGGGGCGGCGGCGGGGGCACTGGCGCCGGTTCGTTCGACAGCAGTTTGTCGACAAGCGATTTCACCTCGCCGCCGCGCAGCGAGTCCTTAATCGCTTGGATCGTCTGCTGCGTCATGCCGGGCACCATCGACAGCAGGTGCTCGATCGGGATGCCCGCCGAGGCCAGCTTGGTGATGCCGTCGACGACCGCGCCAAACGAGCGGGCCTCGGTGTCACGCCACAGCACCTCGGCGCCCGAGTCGGCGGCCGTGTCGGGGTCGTCGTCCATTTCGGCGGCCAGGCGCAGCAGTTGCTCCCATGACTCGCCGAAACTTTCACGCTTCGCGGCGAGCTTGCGCTGCTGGTTGGCCTCCGCGGCTGCGAGGGCCTCCGCGGATACGTTGATCATCTTGCCGGTGACCTGAGCCGGGCTGATCTGCGCGACCATCGCCACGTGCTGCAGCATTTCCTCAAGGATCAGGTTGTACGGCTCGACCGAGGCGGGCGGGAACGCCTGCGCCTTCACCTCGGGATCTTCAAACGTCCACACGCGCAACGCGGATGCCTTGAGCACCTCGGCCTTGCTGCCGGTCCACCCGCTGATCACGCGCTGCGGGTTGGCGCCGAACCGCGACACGATCAGCCGGTCGAAGTTCACCGAGTTGATCGCCTGCTGCAGCAGGATCAGCGGGGCGACCTCACCGACGATCATGTCGTCGGCGTCGCGGCCGTTGACGAAACGCACAACGGGGCAAACGGGTTTGCCCTCGAACGTCGCGCCGTGCTCGATCACGTCGGTGACCTCGCGCACGTTCACCGGCTGCTGCGTGGCCTGCCCGCCGCCCGCGTCGCCGAGCACAACCTCGCCGAGGTCAAGCTCGTACATGTACGTGTCGTCGTACAGCACGCCGCGCCGGTGCGGCTTCGCATCCTTTTGCGCGACCCACGTTTCGAGGGCGTACTGCGGCCAGGCGTCGACCGACGGGTCGGCGTACACGGCGAGGATCTGCCGCGGCGACCGCGTGCGGAACACCGGCCCCTCATCAGTCGGCGTCACCGTCACATACGAGGCGCCGTACGTCAGCGCCGGGCGGTGCACCTCGGCCTGGCGCGCGTCCATGCGGTTGCGCTGCCACATCTCCCAGGCGGGGTCGTTCTCTTTCGCCAGGGCGTTGCGGTAGCCGACCACGCTCAAGTTCTGCGCGAACGAATCACGCACGAGCGAAAGCACATTCTTGACCGACAGCTTCGCCAGTTCCTTGACTTCGTCGCTGGCGCCCTCGGGCACCTCGGGGCGCCCACGCAGCCCCTTGGTGTACTCGTAAATCCGGTCGAGCCACTGACGCTCGGAAATATGCAGCCGCCACATGTCGGCGACCAAGGCGCCGAGCTGCTCGCGGCTCATCGAGTCCTCGGGGAACTCCACGTCGGCCGCTGGGGCGTCGGCGATCACGTCAACAGGAACAGTCACGGCCCCCCCCTCTCACACGAACATGGCGCCGCCACCGCGGCCAGCTCGGCGACGGCGGCCGTCGGCGGCACCGAGCAGGGCCAGCGTCACGGCCACTAATGGATGGATTACGCAGGTCGGGTCGCGGCGGTCCCAGCCCCAACCGCCTGCGTCGCGGATCGGGCGTTTACGGGCGCCAGCGAGGGCGTCATTCAGCGCGGGCTGATCGCCATGCGTCAACGTGTCGGCGTTGACGCCGTTCTCAAACAGGCCGCAGCCCTTCGCCATATCGGCCGCGCCGGTCAGCTTCACCTTGACCTTGCGGGCTTTCAGCTCGGGCGCCAGCGCCGCCGCCGGGCTCATGCTGTCGATCAGCACCGGGATGCGCCGCCCGGCCCGCTCAGCGATCCAGTCGACCGCCGCCGCGGTGTCGGTACCGGCCCACACCTCCTCGACGTGGCGGCCGTCGTCGTCCATCAGCCAGCACGCGCCGACCGAAATCGCCAGGCCGTGCGACATGTCGACCGCCAGGGCGTTAGGCGCTTCGCCGTCCTCGGGGCCGAGGTCGAACAGGTCGTGCCACCGCCCCGACTTCACGACCGGCTGGTGCACGCTGACCTTGGGCCATATGCCCATCGCCTCGCGCTTAAAGCTCTCATCGCCCAACGCTTTACGCATACGCAGGATCGCTCGGGCCGACGTCCGGTGCGGGTAGCTCGGATTCATCTTGCGCCACTGCGAGCGGTCGTCGGGGTCGGCGTCCTCGTCGGCGGAAATCTCGACGTACCCGACGTCGTCGACGTCGCCCGCCAGGGCGTCGAGGCGCATCACCGTGAACACCTCGCCGGGGTCCGTCGGCTTCGGTGGCGTACCGGCCAGCAGGATCAGCGGGTTAGGCGCCGCGTTCGTCGCGGGCACCATGTCGTCCATCGCGTTCTCGGTGAGGATCTGCGCCTCGTCGAAAATCAGGACGTCGACACCGGCGAACCCACGGCCGAACCCGCGCTCGCGGGCACCGAACAGGATGCGCGAGCCGTTCTTAAACAGCACGGCCTCTTTGCCGTTGCCGGTGTGCACGTTCAAGATGTGCGGGGCGATCTTGTCGCGCTTCGCGAGGCCCTGCATGCTGCGGAAAGTCTCTGCGGCCGTGCGGGTCCGGTGCGCCGTCCAGATCACCGTCGTGTTAGGCGTCTTGATGCACAGCGCGAACACGAGCGCGCCGAGCAGGTACGTCTTGCCGGTCTGCCGCGGGATCGACATTGCGAACATGTCGGCCGCGTACAGGCCGTCGTCGCGCTTCGCGCAAATCAGCTTGCCGAGGTCGTCCTGCCACAGGTCGAACCCGAGGCCCATCGCGCCACACGTCGCGCGCACCGACGGCCAGGCCGTCGACACGATGCCTTGCGGCGCAATGACGTGGCGCGCGACCTCGCTAAGCGTCGCCGTCGAATGGTTCATCGGGCGTCGCTGCCGCGGCGGCGACGCTGCCCTCGCCCTGCTCGGCCTGAGCGTCAATCGCCGCAATCTCGTTGGCAATCTCCAACAGCCGCCGCGTCAGGGCAGCCAGATCGCGGGCAGGTGTCTCGGGATCTTCAACCGCGGTCGCCACGCGGGCGCGCATCGCGACGAGCAGCTCGCGCCGGTCGCCGTCGGCCGCCGCGGCGGCGACAGACTTAACCGCCATAAGCCACCGCCAGCACAGCCTCGGGGGTGCGAGTGCACTCGACGAGATGGGCGCGGAACCGCTCGCGCAGATCGACCGCGCGCACGCGGATCTTGGCGTGCGTGTCGCCGGGCTCGGGCTCCACCGGCTCGGTCGTGATCGTGCACTCGACCGGCGCGGCGCAGCCAGGGCACTGCACGCTGAGCATGTCGGGGGCGCGCATGTCAACCCTCGACGAACGCGGCAATGTCGCGGGCCGAGTCGAGCACCGTCTTGCCGTCGGCCAGCAGGCCCAGCTCGGCGGCGCGGATCGCGAGGGCGACCGCATCGAGGCGGGCGCGCATCAGCTCGGGGTCCATGTGTCTGCCTCCTGGTGGTGTGGCGACGTAGCCGGGATGACCGGCCGGTGTTTGCTGGTGGAAAAAACGCTGGCGAGAGAGGGCTGCCTATGCCGCGAG